CGAAAAATTCACTGAAGCCGTTAAGGAAAAGCCGGATGGATGGGAAAAGAAGAGTTATTTGACCTTTTTACAGATGGCGGAAGAACTCAGAACTGAGTTACTTTCTAATAATTGAGGAGCAAGACGATGATAAAAGGATCAACAAAGGAAGATCTAGCTAAAAGGAATATTGAAAAAGATACAGAGTATGTGTCTACTGTAAAAATGTACGTGTGTGATAAATGTGGGTACATGCACGCACATGCAGGTAATTTTAGAGCAATTGAAGGAAATATTAAAGTGCCTGATGGTCCATTGAAAGTAGGGCAGAATATGTGTAAGACAACTTTAGGAGCAAATAACAAAAGGATAGCATGCGTAAGTAAGGATGAGTCCCTGATCGTATGTGCCACACTTTTGTGTATAGAATGTTTTAATAGTTTGGGAGAATAGCATGAGGGTAAAAACTTTATTGGAATTATTAAGTAGAGCAGATCCTAATGCTTTGGTTATTTTATCAAAAGATTCTGAGGGAAATAACCATTCACCAATAGAATCTATTGAAGATGATCGATTTTATCATGCCAAAAATACTTGGTCAGGAGATGTTTTTCAGAAAAACATGGGTACAGATAGTGTGGTGAAGACCGATCCATGTGTTGTACTAATCCCAATAAATTAAGTAGATGCCAATGATTTCCCAAAATACAAATTACGTCATTACGGAATCAGAGCGACTTATGCCTTGCCCTTTTTGTGGGGCAAGGATGAGGATTATAAAAAGAAGATCTAATGATAAATATTATGCAAAATGCTTAGATTGTTGGTGCCGATACGGAGATTTTTCGGATATACCGGAGTTAGTACATAATGTAAATAAACGATTCTCACTACCAATTAACGCCATAGTAATGGAATTAATTCAGGATGAGACAGAATTGGATAATCTTATGGCTACAGTAATGGCTGTTTTATCATCACCTATTACTGATAAAACGAATGGGATGCTTAGAAGGAATTCATTTCATCAAGCTATTTTGAAATGGTTAGCATCGGTAGAACATAGAGATAGGAGACGATAATGGATGAGATAGCAGTAAAGATAACCCCTAATGGGTTCATTTCTTTAATGGAAGATGAGGAAGAGGAAATTGTTAATGCTTCCTCTGATGATTACCAAGTTGTTTATGTGAGGGAAGATGTTTTTGAGTTCATTATGGATCTACACTTTTCAACATTGAGTGATGTTAAAATATATAAACGTAGACTTCAAAGATTACATCAACAAAAGCGTAAGTTGTCCAAACGATATAGGGGAAATGAGGATAAACTCACATTTCATGCAGGATACGATTTAGGGTATGTTCTCGGACAGATACGTGCTATGGAAGATGTGGCAGATTTATAAACGATAGGAGACTATTTTGGCTATAAAACATACGTTTAAGGTAGCGGGAAAGGATAAAACAAGAATTTTAACAAAGGCAAAGGCTATCCGATTCTTTTGTGTAGATTGTATGGGGGGACATTTGGGAGAGGTATTAAAATGTACTTCTCCCAAATGCCCTTTATTTCCATTTAGATTTGGAAATGAACGGGGATTGAATGGAAATAAGAAAATGAGGACATCAAAAACTACTGAACGCAGAAAAATATTGCGTCCAATAAGGAAACGGAGAAAATAATGAGTAATACTGGCATTTATACAGATGAAAGATTCCTTTTGCATTCCCCTAAAGACGGGTATGATAGCGCTGATAGAATTAAGCCATTATTGGAATCTATTAAGAATAAGTATACTGGCACATGTTATATTCCAGAGGTAAAAAAAAGCTACAAAAAGGCACCTGCTGCTTAATCATTCTGAGCGCATGATTAAAGCAATTGAAAATGGAGGATATAACGAAAAATTAGTAAGGGATGGTATATATCTAAATCAATACTCATTCAGTTGTGCCAAGTTAGCTGTAGGTGCAGTCATTCAGGGAGTAAATGATATTTACTCTGGAAAAGTTGTCAATGGGTTTTGTGTGGTACGCCCCCCCGGACACCATGCAACTTATAATAAATCGCAAGGATTCTGTATTTTTAATAATATAGCAATTGGTGCTAAATGTATTTTAAACACCTTTGGGGATCAAAAAATATTTATCCTTGACCTTGACGCTCATCATGGAAATGGTACACAAGATAGTTTCTATAATGATGAGCAAGTATTCTACATGTCACTACATCATTTCCCATGCTATCCAGGCACCGGAAAAAATACAGAGATAGGAGAGGGAAAAGGGCGGGGAACAACATGCAATATCCCTTTACACACTGGTGCAGATGATTTGGCGTACCTGCCAGCAATAGAGAATATAGTGGTCCCATACATGCACGAATTTGCTCCAAATATTATATTGGTATCTTGTGGATTTGATTTCCATAAGGATGATCCTTTAGGAGGTTTGCGAGTAACTACCAAGGGGTTTGAAAAAATAATGCACACTTTGATGATTACTGCAAATAGGGTGTGTTTTGGTAACATCCTTTTCTGTTTGGAAGGAGGATATAACCCTGATGTAGTTAATGAGTGTGGGATGGTTGTGCTGGATAAGTTAAAAGAATTCAGTAAATACAAATAGGTGCTTAATCACAATGATGTAGTTTTTATTTGTTGACTTTCACATATTAATTTAATAATATCTTATTAACGATTTATTAGGATATTCTAAGGAGAACTAAATGAGTACAACAGTAACGATCCCTATGTTGAAGGGAATAGTAAAATCACTAAATCCAGTTCTTGCTGATCAGAACATGTCAAAAATTAAGATTGTTGGTGTTAAGCTGGAAGTAGTGATGGAGAGTGTAGCCGATGCAATCATAAGTCTACATGAGGCTGGGAAGGTAGAGGTAGTCCCTGATGATGTAATTGATTTTTACAACAAGTACATAGCTGCTGAAGAAAGTGAGGAAAGTAGAGAAAGTGAGAAAGAGGAGAATAAAAAAGAATCTTCCTCAACCAATCCTCCCAAATCCACAAAGAGAAAGAAGGCTCCTCCCAAATCCACACCAAAACAGAGGAGAAAGCAACCAGCCGCTAAAAATTCGGAGGAAAAGAAAGCACAGCGGAAAAGATCCCCCAAAGGAAGCCGGAAAACAGACCCTAAAAAAACAGAACGCACAAATAAACGTGGTGGTTTGGTTCCGCGAGTGGTGGAAATATATACTGCTGGAATAGCTCGGAAAACACCCGATATTGTTGAAATATTACGTTCTGAGTTTCCAGAAAAGGAAGAAAGGGCATTAAAAAGCAGCGTTGCGTCTGTGGTATGTGTGTTAAAGCATGTCCCTGAAATTAATAAATAAGATTGGGGGGTACCGGGCAATTATTGCCCGGTACATTGATCATGATAATAGATGAAAATACTCTATTTGAGAAATTAAATGGAGCTAAAAATGTGCTTTTGGTTGAGCCTGATCATCGAAAGAAATATCCACCTTTAGCTTTAGCTAAAATAAAAACATACTTAACCAGCAAAGGGATATCTTCAAAATTTTCCAATACAGTTCTTCCTGAAAAGTTTGATTTAATATGTATAACCACACTGTTTACATATTATTCTGAAACTGTGTTTTCTATTATACGAAATAAAGGATTTTTTAATGCTGATACACCGGTGATAGTCGGGGGAGTATTCGCTACTTTAATGCCCGAGCAATTTGAAAAATTTGGTAATGTATTTGTATTTAAAGGATATTCAAAAATTTTAGATTCCCAAGCTCCTGATAAATCTATGATGATCCCGAGGAACAATAAGTGGGATGGATTCTCTTGGGTATTTACATCAAGAGGATGTCCTAATAGATGCGCTTACTGCGCAGTTTGGAGAATTGAACAAGATAGATGGTATAATAAAAATTGGCTTAATCACCTACATTCTGATACTAAGAATGTAGTTATAATGGATAATAATATTTCTTCTATGGACCCAAAAAGATTAACAGGCATAGTGGATATTTTATTAGAAAGAAAAATTAAAGTAATGTTGGAAGGAGTAGATTGTAAATTTGTAACCAAAGAAATAGCAAAAATATTGGGAAGGGTTAAGTATGTTCGGCATGGGCTGCGTACAGCTTTTGATAGATTAGAGGAAGATGGAACTTTTCAGTCAGCCATAAAATTGCTAAAAAAGGAAGGGGTAAACAAAGAGAGCTTTATGGCTTATGTTTTATACAACTTTGTAGATAAGCCCCATGATGCAAACTACAGAATGGAACAATGCTTGGCTTTGGGAATTAGGGCATATCCTCAATGTTTTCGCCCATTAAACACTCTCCATAAAAGAACAGATTTTGTGGGAAAACATTGGACGTTGAGATTGACAAAAGCGTTTAGAACTTTTTGGATAATGAAATCTATTCGGCATGGTTATGTTGGTATATCTTTCGATCAATATATAAAGTCAAAAGAAGCTAAGGATAGATGGAGATTAACAGAATCCGATATTAATATGTGGGAGACAAATAGTGAAAATAAGTAAAGAATCTTTACAAAATGCAGTAAAAAAAGTTCGTCCTGGGGTATCAGCTAATGATACTATTGGAGGGATGGGCAATTATGTATTTTATAGAAAATATATTGTGTCTTACAGTAATAGAATGACTGTTAGGCACCCAATAAGCACGAATTTGTCTGCTATAGTGAAAGCAACGGATCTCAATAATTTACTCAGTAATTTATCTGCGAAGGATCTATTAATACAAGAAAAAGGAGATACTTTAGAAATACGCACTAAAAAATCTACTTCAAAATTGTCCTTATTTGAGGATAAAGAAATGAAACGAAGAATTCTTATGGTTAATAAATCGTTAAGATCAACAACATGGATTCCGATTTCTACCAGCTTTGTATCATCTTTGGAGATGTGCGCAGAGGCAGCAATACAGAAAGATACAGGGAGCACTTTGTCTTATATTTTTGTGCAAGGAAATACAGCTTTGGCATCGGATAATAATCGAATAGCAAGGGCTGAGTTTGAGGGGCCAGCTTTTGTGGATAGTTTATTAATTCCCGCTAAGGAAGTAAAGCATATATCCGCAATAGATCCTGTAGAGATTGGTATCTCTAAAGCGTGGATACACTTTAAAAATGAGGATGGGTGTATACTTTCAGTGAGAATAACTTCTGGAGAATTTCCCGATTTTAGTAAATTTTTTATATTTGATGGGGAAACAGTACAATTTTCTGAGGAATCCCTTGATAATGTGAACACAGCTGCATTATTTACAGAAAAAGAAAATCCCATTATTTTCGTTGAATTGGAGGATGGGAAAATGACCATGCGCTCCCGTTCAATTTCAGGCACATTCCGACATACATCCGACTTAGATTATTCAGGACCTATTTTAAAATTTTCTATAAATCCCCGATTTTTTCAACATATGTTGTCGTATTCAACAACATTTGTGATATCTGCTGATAGAGTGAGAGTAGATTTAGATACGGAAAAATTTTCTATAGTTTCTTCTATAATTAAAGAAGGGTAATATGTTTTTTTCTTCCTCGGAACTAGATAAATCAACATCCATATTTGTTGATCCTTCACAATTAGAGCCAGATTGCCTGAAATGTGGCTTATATAAAAATTGTGAATCACCTAAAATGAAAATGTCAGGATTGGGAAATAAGAAGATTCTGATTATAGGAGATTTTCCAAAAAGTGAGGAGGATAATTATGGAACACATTTTTCCCAAGAATCAGGATTTCTTCTTCGTAATTTATTTGCGAAAATAGGAATATCCTTGCACAAAGATTGTTATATAATAAATGCAGTTAATTGTCGTACTCCGGGACGTGCTCCGAAACAAAAGGAAATAAATTGCTGTTCCCCCTTTGTACAAAAGACCATAGAAGAAGTAAAACCAAAAATAATAATAATTTTTGGACATACAGGTATAAATTCATTATTTGGAAAAGATTTTTCCAATAGAACCGTGGATAGATGGCGTGGACTATGCATCCCTGATCAGAAGTTAGGGTGTTACATTTTCCCTATGATTCACCCGGACGCAGTTTTAGCAAACAAAGATGGGATTTTGCAAACTGTACTTTCCAGAGATTTTGCAAAAATACCTTCAGCTCTCAATAAAGAAGATATCTCTGTAATAGATTACACAAAGAAGGTACAGGTATTAACAGAGTATAAGAGTGTTGAGCGTCTATTAGAAGGCATACTTCATCGTCAATCAAAGATAATGTTTGACTATGAGGGCACGGGGTTAAAGCCATATAGAAATGGGCATAAGATAGTGTCGATAGGGCTAGCCCTATCGGAAAAAGTCGCATATGCTTTCCCATATAAATGGAGATCCTTTTGGACACATGCGGAAATTAATAGTATAGAACATTTATGGAAAAAAATTCTTTCTAATAAAAAGATATTGAAGATGGCCCACAATTATAAATTTGAGGATGCTTGGTCTTCCATTTATATTGGAAGTACCCCTTCAAGATGGTATTGGGATACCATGATGGCAGCACACATATTGGATAATCGAAGCGCATTCACGGGATTAAAATTTCAAACGTTTATAAATTTTGGAGTACGTCCTTATGACAAACACATACACAAATTCTTAGATTCCAAAAATGGAGAATTTAATACAGTAGAGGACGCTCCCTTTAAAGATCTTTTGATATATAATGGGTTAGACTGTCTATTTGGTTGGATGCTGTATGAAAAACAAAAAAGTGCTTTATCTAAAATGAATAATTTAAGCAGGGCTTACAAATTATTCATGCAAGGATTATCGGCTATGGGTACTATCCAAAAGGGAGGAATATCTGTAGATGAAAAATATTATAGAAGGACAAGTATAAGTATAAATAGAAAAATACTTAAATTAACCAAAAATTTGCAGACGGGGAGAGAGGCCAGAAAGTTTGAAGAAGCTTATGACAGGCCAATAAAATTAACTTCCCCCAAAGATCTAGGATTGCTGTTTTATGAGGTATTGGGAAAAGATCCAGTATTTACTCCCAAAGGAAATTATAAGGTTGATAAAGAAACATTGCCTGGGCTAGGTCTCCCATTTGCAGACGAATTGTTAAATATTCGTAGATTAGATAAAGCGAGAGGTACTTATTTAGCGCAATTCAGAAGAGAAATATGTGATGGAGAAATACATCCATTTTTTGATTTACATATTCCAGTAACTTATAGATCAAGTTCATCAAAACCAAATTTTCAAAATTTACCAAAACGTGACCCTGAAGTAAAATCTTGGGTACGTAGGGGACTGATCCCTTCTCCAGGGTGTGTATTATGTGAAGCTGACTTTTCTGGAGCAGAAGTTATCACCTCGGTGTGCTACCATAAAGATAAAAATTTTTACAATTATTTGGTGGATCCAACGACAGACATGCACAGGGACAATGCCACCGATATTTGGATGTTGCCAAATGATATGCTGGATCCAGCATTAAATGAATATACAGATGAGCAAAAGAAAATTTGCAAGAATATTAGATTTTTTGCAAAAAATAATTGGACATTTGCACAATTTTATGGAGATTGGTTTTCTTCTTGTGGGGAAAAATTATGGGAAAATTGTGTAGAAACAGATATGAAATTGCCTAATGGGATATCTGTACGAGATTGGTTACTTGATAAGGGCATATTTGAATTAGGAGAAATTGGGCCAAATGGACCCACCCCAGGATCTTTCTTAGAGCATTGTGCCCATGTAGAGCATAAAATGTGGACAGAGAGATTTTCTGGATATACAAAATGGAAGCAGGAAATTGTTGAATTCTACAAAAAATATGGATATATAGAAACATTCTTTGGTTTCAGGTTTGTGGGAATTATGGATAGAAAGCAGTGTACAAATTACCCTATTCAGGGGACAAGTTTTCACATCCTTGTATACACTTTGATTCAAGTAATAAAATTTATTAAAAAACATGGGCTAAGAACAAAATTAATAGGCCAAGTACATGATTCGGTGATAGCGGATGTCCCTGTTGATGAGCTATCTACCTATTTAACTGGAGTCAATGGTATTGTGGAAGGATTGAAAAATAAATTTGATTGGCTTTTAGTTCCTATGGAAATAGAGGCGGAAATATCAAGGGTTAGAGAAGAGGGCGGAAATTTTTCTGAACTCAAGGCAGTAAATTTGAATAACATTAAATTTTGGTAATACAATGCAACAACTATCAGTAGAGAATGAGATAAGAAATGGAATTAAAAAATTTCTTCAAAGGGAGATAATCCCAGTTATTTGGGTGCAACGTACAGATAACGTAAGTGAGAGAACCATATTTATACTTGCCAAGGATGATGTTGATAACTTCTCTCATTTCTGGAATCATTATGAATTTTTTAAGAATACAGAGGTGGAGGAAGTATTGGCGTTCATTAATGATGATGTGCTCAGCGGGATAAACTGGAATGTATTCATTATAGGCGAAGTTTCTATAATGTAGGAGTTATAGATATGGAATGCGCAATCACAGTACCGTTTAAATTGGAATCATCAGAGTTATGCACGGTTAAGTTATCGCGCATTGTTACAGCAAAAATCCCCCACACCTGCACTGAGTGTGGGGAAATAATAAATATTGGATATGACTATCTGGTTGATGTTATTTATTTGAAAGATAAAATGTATGTATCAAAAACATGCGAGCATTGTTTGAGTGTGTGTCAAGTATTCTTTTCTTCTGGGTGGATTTACGGGCAAATTTGGCGTGATTTGGCTAAATTTGTTATATTCTCTCAAGGAGAATTAGCTAGCGCACAAATTATACAGTTGACCCCTATTGCAAAAGGTAGAGTGTGTGACATGATAGATACATATTTTCATCAAACAAACCAAGATGAGTAATTTTTTATTGACTTTTTATTAATTTTTTATTAAGTATAAATTTACTTAATAATTTTACTACAAAAAACTATGCCTGGAAAAACATTTTCAATTACAGTCCCTGAGAAAATAGAAGTAGCTTTAAATGAGGAAGCTAGAGCTTTATCCACTTCACGGTCAGCTGTAGTCAGACACGTTTTGTTGGACTGGCTAAAGCTACGTGAGCAACATAAAGAAAGCAGTTCTTTATTACCAAGAAATACTACAGGAAAAAGATAATGTCTTTGCACACGGAATATAGAGCAAAAAAATTAGATCAATTAATAGGGAATGCCAGTACAATAGAATCCCTACGTAATGTATTGGATAGGGAGAAACCTCCAGCTGCATTTTTATTTACAGGAGAAGCAGGAACAGGGAAAACCACACTGGCGAGGATTGTAGGTAATGAATTGCGGTGTGATAGGCTGGATTGGAAGGAACTAAATGCAGCCCATGATAGAGGTATAGATGCAGTTAAAGAGTTACTAGAGCAAATGCAATTTGCTCCGATGGGGGGTCCAGTTCGGGTTATTATGTTGGATGAGGCCCACCAGATTACTCCACAAGCTCAAGAGTGTCTGTTAAAAAGCTTGGAAGAGCCTCCAAAATTTGTACACTGGATTATATGTACCACTAACCCAGAAAAATTGAAAGGGACATTAAAGCGCAGATGTCACACATATACCTTGGCAAAACTGAAAGAAGGAGAGATGAAAACTCTTCTTAAACGTGTGCTTAAAAAAGAACGTGTGAACATTGCAGCAGAAGTGACGGACAGAATTGTAGAAATTGCAGATGGTTCAGCCGGGCAAGCATTAAAGTTGTTGGATATGGTAATTGACATACGTAATGTGAGAAAGGCAATAGCCGCATTACAGTCTGCAAGCAGTTCTGAAGATGATGTAGCCACCCTGTGCAGAGCACTGCTTGCGGAGAATATGAATGAATCTGCACAGTGGAAAAGAATTGCCCAAATTATAAAGTCACTCGATGCCGATCCTGAATCGGTAAGAAGAGCTGTTTTAGGGTATATGCAATCAGTATTATTAAATTCTGGAAATTTTCGTGCATATACGGTGATGGAATCTTTTTCCAAAAATTTTTACGATACAGGAAAACCTGGGTTATCTATGGCATGTTTTTACTGTATATATGGAGGAGAATAACAATGCAGGTAGATGTGTGCTATGATGAGGTAATATGTGAAACAGAGTTGGCTATCAATTTTTTATTTGATGATAAGACTATTTGGATTCCAAAGAAGCTTTTATTAGAAATAGATGTGAATGAACAAATAATAACTATTCAAGAAGATATTGCAATAGGCAAAAATTTGGATATGTATATAATATAATAATGTATTTGTGGACAAACTGAGAAAATAATTGCTATAAAATATAGTATGGAGGAATTTATGTGCGCGAATGGAATTTTTAATTCTGTAGCTAATTTTTTGGAAAGATCCGCCATGTGGATACGGTCTTTTTCCAAGGATGAACAGGCTGAAATTTTTTATATTCCAAAAGAATATGTAGAGCAATTTTATACTCTCCATGATGCTTTGAAATTTGCTGAAAACCATAAAGCATCCGGCGCTAGAGAAAAATATGTTCTTTGGGAATTTTTAGAAACTATTATTCCTGAGATAAAGGAGGGAGGGTTTTGGGAGTATAATCTTTCCAAATGTAAAATAAATGCTCCTCGGATAAGCAAATCAAAAAAGCACCCATTCTAAAAAGGAGGATGGCATTATTACCTATGTGGTGCAATTACTGGCACTTATTCAAGTGATAGATATGTTGTTTGGAAACAGTATTATTGTAAGATATATAAAATACTGTTTCCAACAAGTTGGTTTAAAGTGGTCCATAATCATTTTTGTTTTACTTTGCATAGGACATATTGTATGGAGAATACATTTCATGTATATAAAATAAGGCTAGTAGGAACAGTACTGTACTATACCCCAAAAACAGGCAGGTATTCCCAAACAACAAATTTGAGTGAACATGGAAAAATATACCATAAAAAACCAAATTTGAATGATATATGTGGAACTTTAATTTCAGAAAAGTTAGCAAAAAAGCATAATATACACACTACGGGCAGTTATAAGTTAGAAGTATGTTGTCCTAGCTTTGAAATTGTAAGATATACTTGTACTGAACAGGAAGTAATATGACACGAAGAGTCAGATCTATTGCAAATGATATCAGAATAGATGAAAATAATTTGGAACAAGAGTGGGTAGAGCAGGCAGAGAAATATTTACATTACGCCAGTGCTCATGCTGAAGCAATTTTTAATAGAGATAAAGCTAAATCTCTCCTTGATCTTACTTATGCTAGATTGTATAGTATGCTCAAGAAGGAACATACAAAATATTTTGATGTCAGGCCAACAGAGGCGGCTTTGAAAGAAAAAATACTCACAATGAAAGAGTATATGAAGGTGGAGCATGCACATATCACTGCAAACAGAGTGGTAAATGATATGCTTGCGGCCAAAAACGCATTTGAGCATAGAAAAAAGGCCTTAGAAAACTTGGTATCGCTGAAAGTAACTGGCATCTACTCTGAACCAAGAAATAGAAGAGGGGGCATGAGTGAAAGCCCTTCTCATGCCGCACAAAAAAAGCATTTAAAAACTCGAAGAATTAGGTAGGAGTACTATATGAGTGTAAATTTTCGGTCGCGATACAAGAAGAAAAAATCATCCTTACATAAAAGACATAGCAAAGGGGCAGTGAATGAAGGGGGGAGGTATCCCAGTATACTTTTAAAGGACAAGATACCCGCAGGAGTGGATATTTGGTCTTGCAAAGAGGGTGATCATTATGTGGATATCATCCCATTTATTGCCGGTAAAGATATGCCATTTGACAGCAATCTTCAGCCAATAACAGATGAGGGTGATCTTGACTATGTATTGCAACTGGCCGTGCATCAAAATATCGGCGCAATGAAAACCCCATTTGTATGCCCTTTTGAAAATTTTGGGCTACCGTGTCCAATTTGCGAATACATCAAAGCAAATAAACTGGAAAAAGAAGATTGGGCAAAAATTGCTACAAAGAAGAGGGTGCTCTACTTTGTATGGGTGCATGACACCCGAAAGGATGAGAAGAAAGGATTACAGATCTGGGAAGCATCCTGGCATTTGGTAGAAAAACCATTAGCAGGAATTGCCAAACTGCCAAGAGGTGGAGGATATGTAGATTTTTCTGATATTGATACTGGAAAATCTTTGTCATGGGAGCGAGTTGGTAAAGGCAGGGATACTGAGTATGTAGGGCATAAGCTGCTTGATCGTGAAGGGCCTATACCAGATAGAATTCTTGATCAAACGTTCCCTCTTGATTCCATAGTTAATATGCATCCTTCGTATAATGAAATCAATGAGGCATTTCTTGGAACATTGAAGGAAATGAAACTTATTGATGAAGAGGAGGAAGAAGAGGAAGAAGGATTTGATGATAGGGTGTCAATGTCAGCTGGAGATGATGTGCCCTTATATACTGATGAAGAAAGAAAAAACCAAAGATATTCCAGAAGAAGAAAATCGTCAGATAGCTCTTCTAAGAGAAGACGGTCCACTTCAACTGCTTCCCGGCCCGTGAGACGCAAACGTCGTCGGAGATAAGTTTTATGGTTAGACCAAGGAGACGTTTAAAAAAAATTGAGAAAGGATCTCCAGAAGATATCACCGAAGGATTTTCTCAATTTGTTAATGAAACAGATGTGCCTATTATTATTGATCCATTAAAATTAATTCCAACAGGAATTACTCCCCTTAATTTGGAATGTTCTGGAAGGGTAGAAGGGGCATTTTGTCCGGGAACAATAGTAAATATAATAGGTGATAGTCATGCAGGAAAAACCCTGCTAGGATTTACCATATTTGCAGAGATGTCAATATATGAAAGATTTGGTCATTACCGTTTCATATATGATGATGTTGAAGCAGCAAATGCGTTCAATATACAAGCATTATTTGGAAATGCAGTTGTTGATCGTATGGAGGATTTAGCAGCTATTGCTCAGACGAAGGAAAAGACTACTTATGACGGATTACACCAGAGTGTTACAATAGAAGATTTTTCTGACAATCTAGCAAAAGCTATTGCTACGGGAGTTCCTTTTATTTACATTCTTGACAGTTTTGATGCATTAACTTCGGAAGCTGCTCAAGAAAAGGATGTAAAGAATAGAAAGCTTCGTGATTCTGGCAAAGAATCCACAGGTAGCTACGGAGATGGTAAAGCTAAAAAAGCTTCTGAGATGTTTTCTCTCAGAACTCAGGGGATAAAGCAAACAGAGTCTTTGGTGGTTATAATCTCCCAGGTTAGAGAAAATATCGGATTTGGGGCTATGTTCTCCCCAAAAACACGGTCTGGGGGAAAAGCCCTTCGCTTTTATTCTGCGCATGAGATCTGGTTGGCATGTGTTAAGAATACAAAAACCAATAACCGAATAAGTGTCACTGATATTCAGGCAAAAGTGGAGAAAAATAAACTAACAGGCGGGAAGGGATCTGCATTTTTTTCAAGTCTGTATGGATACGGATTAGATAATACCACTGCCTGTGTTCTCTTTTTGTTAAATGAAAAAAAATGGAAAAAAAATGGAGAAAAATTAAATTCTCTAGGTTTTATTCCTAAAAAAATAGACAGTAAAAAAAGGGAGGTCGATAGAACTCTTAAAGAAAGTGTGATGTATATCGAAGAACATAATTTGCATGAAGATTTATTTTCTTTGTGCCAAGCAGCATATGACGAAGCCATTCGTAAATTAAAACCAAAAAGGAAAAAAAGGTATTGATATGAGACGACGTTCAACAACTGGCAAATCCCCAAAGAAAGCAACTACTACTCCAGAACCCTGCTCCGCAGAATTTTCTGAGGATCGCAGACTCTCAGTGATGGTTGGAACATCTGGAGAATTTGGAAATCCAAAAATTTCAATTGGGCTGACAAAAAATATCAAAGATGATGAGGATATTCAGCAGGCTACAGACGCTGTGTATGAAGAGCTTACTGCTATGCTGGAAGAAAAAGCAGCTGATATGGCCGAGAAATTTGGAGTTGAGGATGCAGGACAGCCTGGGTACGATTCTGAAGTATATGAAGATGATCCAGAAGATGATCCAGAGGAGGGGGCTGAAGGTGGCGAAGAAGATGATATCCTTCCTGAAGATATCCAAAAGATGAGCAAGAAGGATTTGCTCCAGCTGATTGAGGATGAAGATCTCACAGATGGGGTTGATACAAAGGCAAAGCTCGCAGATCTGCGAGAAGAAGTTATCGATCTACTGTTTGAGTAATCAAATAGCGCCCTTCTGCATAATGCCGCCTGAGAAATTAGGCGGCATTATTATTATGGAAAGAATACTTGTAATCGATTTGAGTGCTATACTGCATGCAGTAAAGTTTAGTTTGGGTAAACATAGATTATCGAATGAAGATAAACCAACATTTGTAATATATGGTTTTATGATGAATCTTCCTTATTTATTTAGGAAGGTGAGACCAACTAAAGTAGTGTTTGCTTTGGACAGTCAAGAAAGTCATAGAAAAAAATTATCAAAAATATACAAAGAAAAAAGAAGTAAAAATAAGACAGAAGAGCAGATGGCTCTTGATGCCCTGGCATATCCGCAATTTGCAGAGATAGAAACAAAACTTTTGCAAGAACTAGGATTTTCTAATATTTTTGGAGCGCCTGGATTTGAAGCTGATGATATCATAGCTTCAATATGTGATTCATACTCCTATGAACAAATTGTTATTTATAGCGGGGATAAAGACATGTATCAATTATTAACAAAAAATGTATCCATAATTGATACGAGAACAAATATGCCTTTTACTTTATCTAGCTTTTCCAATAAGTATAAAATATCTCCAAAATTATGGGGTGAGGTAAAAGCAATTGGAGGATGTTCCTCAGATAATGTGTTGGGAATACCAATTCCACAATCGGATAAAACAAAGAAAAGAATGAGAGTGGGGGAAGTAACTGCATTAAAATACTTACGCGGGGAGCTTCCTGCACATTATAAGGCCTATAAAGCTATAGAAAGGCCAGCTGGACATATCCGAGTAAAGCATAATCGAAAATTGGTAAAATTACCGTTTGCGGGCACTCCTAGATATGTTTTACAGGATGACCACGTAACTATATCGTCGATAAAAGATATTTGCAACAGATATGGGTTCAAATCCATACTTGGTAAAATTGAAGATTGGCATATATTATGTAATGAAAAAGTATGAAAATACAAAATGAAAATCCAAAAAAATCTGGGGTGTACCTGATATACACTGATTTATTTGGAACAGAGTGTGAAATTCTTTCCAAAGAATTAATGGTATTTATGCTGGAAGAGAATACTTGGTATTATCCAAGATCCGACCAGCACTTTAGAGGTCCTGTTTATGGATGGATAGGGCCTTTTCCTTCTCCTAGAAAAGAGGAATTAAAATATCATACCAGTGTAAAATATGCTATAGGGATAAGCCCGGACGGGTTTCACGGGTGTTTCTTAGAAGGACCATTTTCAAAATTATCTACAGTTATGTCCATTGAGGGAGATAAAGGGCAGTGTATATTCAGGTTACATATTGATGAGGATGCCCAAATGATAGCTAAATGGCAAGATGTTTGGAAATTTATAGGAATAGCAAGGAGAAAGAAATGAAGGACACATACCAATTGCACGGGGAACTACATTTACACACCAACAAAGGAATATATGTATGTGGACTAATTTCTATGGAAGTAGATCTTCCTGAGTATGAGTATAGATCTGCACATAATGGCCCCTACATAAGGTCTGTATGTTCTGGTCTCCCTATACTTAAAGCAATCTGTTCATCTATGGATAAGATTGAAGAAACTTCTGAACTTACCTGTACTGTATCTGAAGAAAATGCTATGTCTTTGTCACAATTTTCTGAGGATGAATTATTACAAGAGTTGATGCGTAGAACTAGCAAAGTATATGAAAAAGATTAGATGTAGTTTTTTTCTGTTGACACAAAAAATGTTTTAGAGTATTTTGTGTATAAGAAATGAGTTTCGGATCAGCGGGAAATAAAACGGCTCTCACAACCCATTCCTCCCCCGTTGATCCGAATTTAATACCACCTGCCACTTATCTCGCCGCATAGTGTGGCACATATCACTCTAGGTGGCAGGTGGGTACTTTTACAAATTTGGGCCGAAGGTATTTGGTTATCACTGTTAATGATGTCCTCCAAATATGCAATTTGCTCAATTACAAGTTTATGGGCCGAAGAAAAATGATTACTGAAAACTGTTTGTCGATGGTTCGAGTCCATTCATCTTCACAGAAGGTGTAGCTCAGCTGGTAGAGCAATAGTCTAAAGAATACTCATTTTTCACATTTTGTCCATAATTAAGCGTAAAGGAGTGCTGAAGGGGATAGTGGACCATTCAGCACAAATTTAGGTAAAAAATGCAGGCTAAGGCATTACCCAGGTTTGCTCTGCCATATTTTAAGTAGCCACCCTATTAGTATTGCTTAAAATTGAAACCCTGGGACACTTTAAATTTTTGTGGGTCGTTAAGTTCACTTATCGTCATTTGGAGACCGAAACGTAGGTTCAAATCCTGCTCACCGACTATTCGGTGATCGTCTAGTGGTTAGGACGCGCATTGTGAGCTTTATTTTATCCACTTTTTATTTTTATTGGGAATTTCGATGAAACAACTTATCAAACAAGTAAAATCTATTGTAACACAAGCAAAAAGTGCTGAACAAGGAAGTACGGTTCTGGTATTTTTTGGAGAAGATTCTTCTTTAATGTGGGGCATAATACGAGAATTTGTGAGAGATGAAACTAAAAAAGATGACTGGTTTCATGTAACAATAGACATGTTGTCTATGCCTCCCCGGCGCGTTGTTTGGACACTTAGAGTTCCTCAAATAAATGGATCGGAAGAATTCACAATGCAAGGGAATCCGCGTTATATACTTCCTGTAGCTATGAGTGCTTCAAAAAAAGATAAAAAACCAAAGAAAAACAAACATTCAAAATTAAGATTGATTAAGTGATATCAAAATGGGCCGCGAAAATTCGTTATCGCATTGAGTCAGAAAGATTGAATTTACATTTTGCCCATATTTATTTTTACTTACTCTATGAAGAAGTAGGAAGTAAAAAGTTAAACCTATAATCAATGTTGCTTATGTTAATTTTCATGCTGAATCAAATAATAGTGATAATCATGTTTGTTTTGTTCACTATTATTTGCATGCACAGTAGAATACCCGGTATTAAATTTCGCCCACACTATATGGGTAAATGACTATGGCTGAATTTAAGCGGTTAACATCCAGCATGCAGATGTTATAAAGCTGGCCGCAAACAAAAAATCAGCTGCCCTATTTTCCTAAAAATACTGTATACCCCGTCCACACCTGCTTCTGCCTTTCGCCTAGCTTCTGCTTCTGCCTACGGCCTTGCCGTTGTGTGGTCGGGGTTTCTAATTCCAAAGAGGAGTCGATATGAATTACAATAAACATTATGGTAATAAAGTAACCGGACAAGTAGATAAGGTTCCCGGAGTAGAAGAACAAAAGAGGAATAATGCCGGAGGGATATCTTTTAAAATTTCAAAATGGGCACATTTTGAAAGGCTCTTGGTTATAGGAACTGAAGGAGGGACCTATTATGTCTCGGAAAGGGCTCTTACTGTAGAGGCATGTAAATCAGCACAGAAGTGTATTAAATCAGATGGCAAGCGGGCAGTAGACCTTATAGTATCTGTATCAAAAGAAGGTTTGTCTGCAAGCAATGATGCCGCTATTTTTTGTTTGGCTATGGCCGCATCCACTGAAGATTTGGAAACCAGAAAATATGCGTTGCAACACTTAAATGCAGTTTGTCGAATAGGTACACATATTCTTACCTTTGTCTCTTTTATTAAGAATATGAGAGGGTTTGGTAGAAATTTACGAGAGCAGATTGCAAATTGGTACACCTCTAAAAATACAGATGTTTTGGCTTATCAATTATTAAAATACCAAAATAGATCGGGATGGACACATGCTGATGTATTGCGAATGTGTCATGCACAACCAAAAAATGAAGATCAAAACAGATTGTTTGGTTACGTTACTGGAGGAATAAGAAAAATTCCAAAAGTATCTCCTTATGCAGAAGGGGCAAGAAAGATTAGAAAATGCAAATCTTTTAAAGCCCCAGGTATAATTAAAAAGTACGCATTGACTAGAGAGGTAGTCCCCACAGAATTGCTGCGAAATAGAGATGTGTGGGAGGCATTGTTGGAAAACATGCCATACACTGCACTTGTGCGTAATTTGGGAAAAATGGCTTCTTTAGGAATGCATGATTCGTTTAGTGATTCATTAAACAAAACTTTGGAGGCACTGAGTAACCGTGAGAGTATATTGCATAGTAGGATTCACCCGTTATCTCTATTTAATGCTATATTGGTTTATAATAGAGGAAGGGGGATAAAAGGATCATTATCTTGGAGTGTGAACGCTAAAGTTTTACAGATTCTCGACACTGCGTTTTATTTGTCGTTTAAAAATGTAAAGTCCACGGGTAAAAAGATACTATTATCATTGGATGTATCAGGATCAATGGCATGTAATTTAGTATCCGGGTCCCCCTTGTTGGATTGCAGAATGGCATCTGCTGCTCTGGCTATGGTTACTATGCGAGTTGAAGAACACACTGGAATAATTGGATTCACCACACATGGAGCTCCCCGTAATGTTAAACATCTGAGTGCAAATGGGTGTGTAGGGGAGCTGTGTCTTACTTCTGGCATGACACTACATCAAACATTGCAGATAATTTCCAATTTACCTTTTAGCGGAACCGACTGTGCGTTACCTATGCTATATGCCAAAGAACGAAATTGGGATGTGGATGCAATAGTGATTTACACAGATAATGAAACTGCTCATGGGAATATTCATCCTTGGCAAGCATTGGATATATATCAAAATAAAGTAGGGCATTCTGTAAAACTTGTAGTTTGCAGCATGACTGCAAGTAGGTTTTCTATAGCGCGGCCAGATTATGATAATATGTTGGATGTTGTCGGGTTTTCTCCAAATACTCCAGCGGCAATTTCTCAATATATTTCTGAATAAAAGTATGGCTATCAATCAATTTGTTACTATCACGTATGGGGAATAAAATGAGTATTGAGAGACAAAAGGCACAGAGCAAACGTAAGCACAACTGTAAGGTAATTACGCTGTGTTCTATAGGCATATTATTCAGTATAGGTATTTTTGTAATGGTCATTTCCAGCAGAGGATACACCGAAAAATTGGCATATGAATCTGCATATGCATATGCCGACAACAACAGTATTGCTGTAGAAAGAATGACGTGTGCAGGGGACTCTGATGGTGATGGCTATGGAACTTGTAATATAGTAACTATGGAGAAAGAAAAAATCAGATTATCTTGTCCCGCAAGTTTTATAGCAGTGAAGATATTTGGTGCCACCGGGTGTAAAGAGGATTTCACTAATTTTAATCTTGGTAGAAATTCTTGAGACAGTCCCGTGTAGCTTGAGATAGTCCCGTGTAGCTCAACTGGTAGAGCCATCGGCTCATAACCGATAGGTTTGGAGTTCAAGTCTCCACTCGGGAACCAAAAATAGAGAATAATGCAAATAGTGCATGCCTTAACTTTTGATTTAGGAGCAAATGGAGCCTTGGTGAAGGGGCAACTCCACATTGCCACACACCCAAAAAGTTCCAAACGTGAATTTTAGGACGACACACCCTTTTATTACGCATAGGAAAAAGGTACATATTTGCATTATTCTCTTACTTATACATAATAAGGATAGCTTATGGAACATATTAGTATACAGATTAATGGTAAAAGTAATTTAGAGATTGATAAAAAAGTAGAATTTTTTATATTTGCCAATAACATGCAATCCTATACCCATACTGATGCTCATTCTATTATAAATCATTTAACAGGTATAATTTCACGTACATTTACCTTCTATTGTAAGCAACATTTAAGTGTCAGATGTTCCTGGGACGCTTATTTTATTGAAATATCAGAAACTGTAGCTTCCAGAGCGACATGTGATAGAGGGAGAAGTGGATGTGTTGTAACTAGAGATAATCAAATACTGGTAACAGGTTATGTGGGATCTCCCAAAGGCCTTCCCCATTGCGATGATGTGGGGCATCAGCTAAAGCAAGTAAAACATACAGATTCCGATGGTACTATCACCACTCATTGTGTACGCACAATTCATGCAGAACAAAATGCTATATGTCAAGCAGCAAAAAATGGTATTTCATTAAAAGGTGCAACTCTTTACTGTAAAATGACCCCTTGCCGGGTGTGTGCCATGCTGATTATAAATTGTGGAATAGTTCGTGTAGTCTGTGCGTCAAAATATCATGCAGGCCAAGAATCAGAGCAATTATTTGCTCAGGCGGGGGTGGATATTTCTTTTATTAGTACCGAAGTACAAAAATATGAAAATCAGTAAACCAATCCAATTAAAAAATAAGGATATCCCTGCCCTGAGAAAACGGATATTGAAAAAACAGAGAGGGGTGTGTCCGATATGTGGAAAATTTGTAACGAAGCCAGTTTTGGACCATCATCATAAGAAGAGAAATAATGGTAGCGGTCTTATTCGTGGGGTCATATGTAGTGGGTGTAATATCTTCCTCGCAAAGCTTGAGAATAACTGTAAAAGGTATAATATACCTCAAAAAGATTTGCCAAGGGTGTTGGTACGGTCTGCCTATTATTTGAAAAAAAAGCAATACCCTTACATACACCCTTCAGAAGCTCCGAAAGCCTCAATTTTGATGCGCTCATCGTATAATCAGTTACAGAGAGCAGTTGGGGGAAGACAAAAAATCCCTGTATATCGCGTAACATCTAAAGGAAAACCTGCCCAGAAATTGACAATTCCTTTGGCTGCATTATTTAAAAAATATAATATACTCCCTAAATTCTATAAATAAAATGGATTTACTATGAGTCTACAGCATATATTAGAAAATCTTGAGATTCTACAAAATACTTCTTCTACAAATGAAAAAGTAAATTTACTAAAGACCCATTTAAAAGATCCTTTATTTTTACAAGTAGTTAAATACACTTTAGATATCCATAAAAAATATGGGATAAAAGATTTGGAATACCCTAAAAACATAGTTCCAAGTCAACAGGGGGGATCAATCAAAGAAATATTTGATTTGTTATCCATTTTAGCTAACAAGCCAGGAACAACCCATGAAGAAAAAAGTAAATTAGCCAATTTAGCTGCTTCTATAGATGCCAAAACATTTGAAGTGGTGAGAAGAATAGTAAATAAGGATTTAAAATGTGGTGTAAGTGGAAAATTAATAAACAAGGCTGTTCCGGGAACTATTTTTGTAGTCCCTTATATGAGGTGCTCTACAACGAAAAAGATTGAAAATATAACTTTCCCTTCCATTATACAAGAGAAAGCTGATGGCATGTTTGTTTATGTCATGATAAACAGTAAATTTCAAATTAAAATAATCACAAGAAATGGAAGAACTGTATACCAGTTAGATCATCTGAAAAAAATAATTCTGAAGGGAAGGGGCCTCCCCCCTAAGAAATGTGGAAGAACTACATTATCCACAAAATATGGAATATTAAATAACTACTCTTCCAAATCATTCTGTAACAAAGTATACTCTGGGGAATTAATTGTGATAAAAGATGGAAAAATTTTATCACGACAAGAAGGTAATGGTATTCTGAATTCATGCATTCATGGTACAGCAGATAAAGAGGATGTCCAATGTGTGGCTTTTAGATGTTGGGATTCTGTGCCTATTGTGAATCTCCCAAAATCTTATGTTGACAAATTGGGCAAAAGGTACATTCAAATTAACTCTATGGGAAATTTTGTTCAAGGAGAGTATTGCTCAGCTTACAATACACGACTGTATGAAACAAGATGTTTCGTGCGGGCTGTAAATGACCCTGAGTTTGTGGATGTAATAAAATCCAAAAAAGTGCATTCTTTAAAAGAAGTAAATAAATTTTATCAAACAATAAGAGCAGCTGGAGGGGAGGGAGCGGTACTTAAAAATTTAAACAGTATTTGGAAAGATCATACATCTCCAAATATAGTAAAACTAAAAAATGCATCCGAAGCGGAACTGTACATAAAAAAATGTAAATATGGTAAAAAAGGAACAAAATATGAAAAACAACTTGGAGCTATCGAATGCTCCACAAGGGATGGAAAATTGTGTGTATCTGTTGGATCTGGATTTTCAGATGATCAGAGAATAATTAAGTTTGAAGAACTTATTGGTAAAATAGTTACAATTCAATTTGAATCCGTATCCATAAGTAAAAATAAAAAGGAATACTCACTATTTCTACCTAGATTTGTAGAGATACGGAAGGACAGAGATGTTGCAGATTCATTAGAAGATTTGTTAAAAAGGTAGCATATTATTCTTGCATTTAGTAAAAAATGTATATAATATATGAGAGTACTGATAAAATAATTTAATTGTTGATAATAACAATAAGGACAGGAGGAAAAATGTAATGAATAAAACTGAACTAATCGCAGCTATTTCTGATCTTAACGACATTCCAAAATCAACAGTAGGCCCTGTGCTGAATGCATGCCTTGAAACAATTGCTGAGGCATTGGAAGAAGGGGAGAAAGTTGATTTAGCTGGATTTGGATCATTTTCTATCACTCCAGTAGCTGCCAGAAAAGGAAGAAACCCTGCTACAGGGGAAACTATAGATATTCCGGCAAGCAATAGGGTGAAATTTAAACCCTCTGCGAAGCTGAAACGAGCTGTGAAGTAATTCACAAATAAGTGAGCTACCATGAGGCATGAGTGGTTCTGCAAGACTATCGTGCATTTGACGACATCGAAATAATAAAGCTCATCCTTTCTTTTATAGTCTGCTCCTCCCCTCGGATGGCAACGGGGGTAAATAGATCATGTCCACGCCTTTCAGTGCCCCACAATAGTTCTTCAATCTCTTACTATTGCTGGGGCATTGTCATTTTAATTGCACTTTGTATAAATCGCTACTTGATTACATATTTCAAAAGAGTATTTTATTAGAAATACTATGATAACTAAAATAGCTATAACAAATTTCCAGTCTCATACAAATACTCAGATAGAGTTAAGTCCGGGTTTGAATATACTTTATGGGGATACAGAGAGTGGAAAATCAGCCATAATAAGAGCTGTTAATTGGGTATTGACCAATAGGCCTGTTGGGGAAAAATTTAGAAGGCATGATACAAAATCCACAGTCGTAGAAATATACACAGAAAAGTCAATTGTTATCCGTAAAAAGACACATAGCATTAATTCTTATAAGGTTAACGGTAAAGAATTCAAGGCTCTTAGAACACAGGTACCCGAAGAAGTGTTGACGGCCTTATGCCTAAATGGTGATGCGGTTCAATTACAGCATAATATATATTTTTTGATAGATATTTCTCCTGGACAAGTTGGGCAAGCCATAAATAAAGTTACCGGGCTGGGAATAACAGATAAGGTCTTAAAATTTGTAAAAGGGAAACTCCGCACTGTATCTGCTGATTTAGAAAGAAATAATGATTTACTAGCTGAAACCAATAAAGATATTAAGGATCTTTATTGGACAAATAAAGCAAGGCATGAGTTAAATACTCTGCTTACTTTGGACAAGCAATTAAATAAAGGGTATAAAAAATATACTAAAGTACGATCTATTGTAGATCAGATATTAGAAAAATTGTCAGAACTTTCCTCTTTACTATCTCAAAAGCAAATAGATGAATTGTTAGTGTTGGATAAAGATAGAGAACATATACACCAACAAGAAATGAACTACACGTATAAATTTGACAAATTTTTGTTGGTCAAACGGAATACGACTTTGTTGAATAATTATCCACATATAGATGCCAGGTTTATTAAAAAAGAGTCGTATGAGATAAACCAAAGAGTTAAATATGTGCAAAACCTTGCGCATATTCTACAGTCGATAGACAAATATTCTAAAGATAAGGTCACGGAAAATAAAGAATTTTTGCGCGCACAACATAATGTGGAATTATACTTAAAGCGATTAGGAAAATGTCCAACATGCGCAAGTATTATCAAATGATTACCAATTTAGAAAATATAGTATGTTGCGCTGATTTGCACCTGCAAATAAATAGACCACAATTTAGAGTAGATGATTACTTCACTACAGAATGTGCAAAATTGAAACAAATAGTTTCAATTGCTAATAGGAATCAAGCAGCTTTAATAATTGCCGGGGATATTTTTGATCATGTGCGTGTGGGCCATAAAGTAGTGAATACGGTTATACGCGCATTAAAAAATGTGAGAAAAGGTGTGTTTGTTGTAGCTGGTCAGCATGATATGTCCTATCATTCTCAGGACCTTATATCATCCCCTTTGCAAACAATATTATTTGATAATAATATCCATTTATTATCCTCCACCCCAACAATGCTTGGAATGTACAAAGTATATGGTGCTTCTTTTGGACAAGAAGTCCCAGTTGCGAATAATTCCAAAAATATATTAGTTATCCATAAATCCATAACAGATGGAGAGCCTCCATTTTTTTTACCAGATGCAGTGTCTGCAAAGACAGCATTATCCCAATACAAAAATTATAAATTCATAGTATCTGGAGATTACCATGAATCCTTTATTCTCAGATACAAAGAGAGGCTGCTGATAAATTGCGGTCCTATGATGCGAAAAAATGTTACTCAAAAAAATTTTCGCCCTTCTGTGTGGGTCTTAAACACTTATAGTGGACATTTAAAAAGAGTATATTTAAAAATTGAGAAAAAGGAAAAAGTGTTTTTAGCCGAAAGTAAACAAAGTGGAAAAAATAAACATTTTTCCAAAGAGATGCAAAAATTGCTGAAAACGTTTACTGATAAACAACGTGTTCCAAGTTTTCCCAGAGCTGTAGATTTTGTTATGGATAAAGAGAATGTTGATCCACAAGTGAAAGAGTTAGTGTTATCGATATTAGGAGAACAGAGAGAATAAAATGAATGATGAACGATTGGAAGAATTAATTGCTTTAGCGCATGAGCATGAGAGGGAAAGAAATAGAATTACAGCCCAGGTAGATTTGCTCATGTCTCAGTTAAAAGATCTAGGATGGAATACTGTCGAAGAAGCACAAAGAGCCTTATCTCAAGAAAAGAAAAAATTGGATAGAAAAAAACGCATTTTTGAAAAAAAACTAAACGTATTTGAAAAAAAATATGCTGAGTACTTGGAATAGTAGGTTACAGGAAGTTGAGTCTAAAAAAAAGATTTTAGACTCATATGCGACGAAATTGACGCGAAAGAGAGATGCCTTAGAAAGTGAGCAAACAAATTTACTTCATGCTTTGGATATCTTTAAAAAATCCACATTGCTTACACAGCAGGATATTTCAAATACATTATCATCTATTGTAAGCAAAGCTCTTAGTGTAGTTTTTCCAGAAAAGAATTTGAAATTAAAATTAGAGTTTGTGGAAAGAAGGAACACATCAGAATGCGATATATACCTAATAGAAGATGGAAGACAATATGATCTCTTGGATGGTAGAGGGTATGGTGTTTTGGATATAATATCCTTTTCTCTTAAAGTAGCACATACACTTTTGTGTTCTAATGATAAAGTACTTATATTGGATGAACCTTTTAGAAATTTGGGAAAAACAAAGCATAGACTTGCCTCTCGAATGATTAGAGAACTTTCTACTGAATTAGGAATTCAATTTATTATTGCTACACATGTCACCGTGTTAAAAGAGCATGCAGATAAGGCTTTTTTTGTTGAACAAATCGATGGAGTTAGTAATATTTTATTAACTTCTTAATAAAATATTATTGACAACCCACAAAATTCTTGCTAATAATGTACTTAAAAGGAAATACCTATGGCTTGGCACAGAAAAAAAGATCATAAATGCCCTATATGTAATAAAGATTTTGATACTCCTAGGCAATTACGGAGCCATGTGAAGGACGCACATACAAACATGGCTAAAGATTTAGTGGTGAAAAAGGAAAGTAAAAAATGAGTACTCCTATAATAGGATTGGCCGGACCAGCCGGAGTTGGAAAAACAACAGCTGCAAAGTGGTTACAAAGGTCAGCTGATTATAAATTGATATCCTTTGCTAATCCATTAAAAGAATCTTTAGTAGTATTAACGGGGTTGGATTTATCTTGGTTTACAGATCAGGATAAAAAAGAACGAGAGATTCCCTGGATTCCAAATATTACACCGAGAAAATTGATGCAATTATTTGCTACAGAATTTATTCGGGATGTTATATGCCATGATTTCTTTATACAAAGGATGCAACAGCAAATTTCCCAACTCATGAGAAATGGAATTTCTTTAGTGATAGATGATGTAAGATTTGATAACGAAGCTAATTTAATAAGAGAAAATGATGGAGTAATTGTTCATTTACAAAGGAATTTTACACCAAAAATAGATTCCAAATCACATGCTTCTGAGAAAGGAGTTTCTATACAAAGTGAGGATTATGTTTTAAATATACCCGATCATTCAACTGAACTTGCTTTTTATAGGTTTATGTGTACTAATATCGTATGACTACATAAAGAGAGGCAGAATGCTACCACACACACAAAATGAGATGAGGACAGTAAAAGACAACATTATTATGGAGGATACGGAGGGTCCTAAAGAAAAAAAGTTCAAAGCTTTGTTTGAGGCAAGGACTGTGCTAAGTATGATTGGCACAATGGATGAAAGGATGAGGTCTAAAAGACTTTTAAAAGTAATGCAACAAAAAGGATTAAATTCTGTATGATGGGAGAATAAAATGGCTGATAAAGAAAAAAAGATAGGTAGTTTTACAGTGAGCTCTATTTTTAAAGAAGCGGAGCACGAGGTTTCCTGGGAGAAAAGAGAAGCTGCGAAAGGAAGGGTGAGGCTTCTTATGGAGAGAGTAAACAATGCCAAACATATTTACGACAATTATTTGCGTGAGCTAGAGGATTTACGTCAAGAGCTTCGTGATGAGTTTGGAGAATAGGAATGTTTCCCGGATGGAAGGAGTTTAATGCCCCATTAGATATTTACTGGGCTGGATGGAAAACAAATTCGTATGATTTATATCAAAATGGATGGGAACTTTCTGCAAATCAGGATGTATCCAGCGGAACCATGCAGATAGCCATACAGCACAAACAGTTCAATTTACAGGGCATAACAAATTTGCGGGATTTTACGTATAGGGAGAGAAATCCCTCTATGCCATTTCCAGTCCAATTTTTTGATTTGCGGGCATTGGGAGGGGAAATTTTAGTTCAAGCATTTGATCATAAAGTTTTGTTTTCCCCCATATCAGGAATCCCCACGTGGAAAGAAGTTACCTATCAAAGATTGGAGGATATTGTTCATTTTCATCGCCCAGAGGAGCCAAAAAAAGAAATATATTTGCATGAGGCCAGTATGGACCAAATATTGCAAATGGCTTTGGATAAACAAGCTCCTGTGCAGGCGGAGATACGTGCAAATGCTCGTAAAAGAGCACGAAGAGAGGCAAATGTAGGACAATTATACGCAGGGTTGCGTTTAGTTGCTTAAATATAAACCAAGTAGTAAATAAGGAGAATGTATGAATAGTGAAATAATTCAACGAGTGAAACGTAGACCAAAGTCAGCTATTGCAGGAATGTTACTTTTGATTTTTGGGACCTTCTTTATCTTCTATATATTTACAGGAAAGTCGGATAAAGTGTCCTTCGCAACATTGGAGGCAGCGCGGGCTGTCGTGAATGACAATGCAAAGTTCAATGCTAATGCTTGGAAGTTGCAGAATCGTCCTGAGCTTGTGGTGAAAATGAGAGGGGATAGCAGCCAAACAAATGAATGTCCACAAGGGGATGGCTGGGTGTCTGTTGATTTGGTAAACAAAGCGAATTCCGTGGTCGTCAAGTTGAAATGCTCCAGTGTATCACAGAATCTTGGGTGTATGACGGAGATAGATTTTGCTAAACGGCAGAATTATTCTCAGCAAGACGGTAAGTGCAATAAGAAACTACCTTTCCCATTGCCAAAAATCACCTCTTTGTTTGATTTGCGTTCCAGTGTGTCAGGCGCTATGGGATAATTAAAAGAGTGTTTTAGATTATTCCCTAAATAAAATAAGGTGTGGGTAATCCCACACCTTATTTTTAAATATTTATGGATTATATTATGCAAGATAGACATTACACATATATGGTGACTAAAAAAGAACCAAACACATCTGTGAATACCAAAAAGTTAGTTGGAAGTATTATTTGGTATGTTCAGAATAATGAAGTATATTTCAAAGAAATGCCCACATTTGTAGAAAACGTATTAGTGTTTACTATTATTGGCTATCGTAATCAGCAAAGAAGGTTAAAGCAAAAATTGGGGAAAATTATTGATAACGAAGGGTGTATTTTGGAAATATTAAATAGGGGTATATAATGTACTTTCCAAAAGATATTATAATAAAAGATGTCAGATCTCCCCAAGATATACTTAACGATGCATCTAAAGAATGGATTGTGGAATCAGAGGGAATATTAGAATTACACATTCGTACTTCTATAGTAAATAGTTTAGATTCAATAGAAGTTCATGCTGTAAACAGTTTGGATAGTACGAAAAGAGAGCATATATTAAATATTTATTTTATTACTGAATATCCATACCCAGTACGAATACGCAATATTATTTGCAATACTCCTTTATCATTTAAAGAGGAACTTGGAAAATCTCTCACAAGTGGAGAAATAAAAGCTGTTATTTCAAATTTATTATTGGATCAATAAACTATGAAGATACTCACACAAGGAATGGAGTTTTGGGGAGAATGTCCAGATACTTTTATGGGCAATATTCTAAGAATTGAGAAGGCGGGCAGAATTTGTTACCGATCAGAGGATAAAATTATAGATGGGTCCGGGAAGCGGTTCGTAAATGGGTTAATGAAAAGAAACCACACTGCTGTTATAGAACATTCAAACCTTGTTGTGAAAACTAAAGGGTTATATTCTCCACGTATTCTTCTTAATAATGCCAAAATTGCGGCTAATTCAGATCATCTTGCCTTCATCATGCATGAAGGGGATGCATATATCGGGGGTAATTATTTGGCATGGCATAATGCTTATTTGGATGCTTTTTTTGGGACGTTTCCCCCAGAGGAGAATAATGTAGATAATTTGGAAACTATTTTTAATAAATTCCCCAATTGTTTTCATGTATGTTCTAATGAAGAAATACCAATACAATTGAAAAGAGTATCAGTACATTTTTTAACAGATAGAGCTGTCACACATGAACTTGTTCGTCACAGACTTTGCTCATTTTGTCAAGAGTCCCAAAGGTATTGCATGTATAAAAAACATGTTGAATTTATTGTGCCTCAGCATTTTAGTAAAATGTTAGAAAAAGAGCACACTCCTAATTCTATTGAATTAGAAAGATATTCAGCATGGAGGAATGCTTGCGCACACACTGAATCTGTGTATATTCAGGATTTGAAAATAGCTCATATGCTGGGAATAAATGGGAAGAAAGCAGCGGAACAAGCTAGAGTACATTTGAATAATCAGGTAGCCACACGAATAGTGGTAACTGCAAGTGTTCCTGAATGGAATCATATATTCAAACTGCGCACTGCAAAAGATGCATACCCACAATTCAGGGAATTGTTGGCTCCCGTAAAAAGTGAATTTGAACAAAGAAACTGGATAATATAAAAGGAGAAAAGAATGCTTGAGTTACCTATAGAGTATGTAAGAAAAAATGAAGATGAGAATGCAGAGTCAAATACTCGCATAATGCCAACACTCATAGATCCAAATCTTATTGTAGGGATATACCAATCTGGAGACAGACGAACAAAAATTTTATACGAAGGGAACATATTGATCAGCTCATGTGATGTAATGGCCTTACTGTCGTTTATGGACTCAGCACACATTCCTATGCTGGCTGCTATGGTGGGGATGGGAGTCGTTCAGGACGGAAAATTACCCACAGTAAAAATGTTCCTGGCTATAGATCATATAGTAAGTGTATTCCGAGATGATATTTACACCTCTATCACTGTAAAGGGAGCATCATCCCAAGGATTTGTGGCTATTGATTCATTTGAGTACTTTAAAGAAAAGATCGGTCAAGTTGCAGGAGTAACAAAGATCGGCCCCGCTGCACCCATTATCTCCGAGGGTAATATCAAGGAGCAACATGGCTGATAAATATGGTATCCATAAATATATGGGATGCCCTATTACAGGCAAAAGAGAGACACGTATGAGTAAATCTTCATTTATCTCTATGTGTCTCTCTTTTCAAAGAAGGGCGAAATTGGAAATAAAATCAGGAAACAAAAGTTCCATAAACTTACAAACTTTTGTGAGACATGATACCAGTGTTTGCCTACAATGCACTACAGGGAAAAAAGTAAAACTTGGCATAGATTTCCAAACTCCAAAATTTATGGAGTTTATAGATTTTGTCCAAAATAAAAAACCTCAAAAAAGAAAAAAGTTAACCCGTTCTCAAGTTATGCAAATACGTGAACTTAATGGAAACGGAAAAAGTATGACCCTTCTTGCAGCACAATTTGGAGTGTGCAGATCAACAATACATAAAATAGTACATAGGATAACTTGGAAATACATATGAGCTTAGCATCTAATCAAACAATAACATTGTTAGCTTTTGTACATAGTTGTTTTATAACAATAGAATCTTATGAGCTATCCGGGGACATAAGGCCAATTATTCTATATGGATTGGAAGTAAGTGAAGACTGTTGTGCAAAGTTTCCAGAAACTGGAAAATCTGAAAAAAATAAAGAATGGATATGTACTCACCTTAAACTTATTGGGGATTGTGTGAATACTGATAAGGAATGGCAATCTCTATCTTTGCCAACATTACTTTGTATCATTAATCATGTAATGACTGATTTGAGTGAAAAAATAAAAAGTTCAGAAAAATTATCCCTCTTTGATCCTCTTTTAGAGACAATTGCCGGAGCATCACAACATGTGGACCTTGCTTATGATGATTGTATTATAGCTGATGCAGTAGTGACAAAAGTATACTCAGCGATTAATTTTGTTAGATGAGGTCAAAGAATGGGTGTTAAGAGGATAATAGTGCGCACAAGTTGTGATGGTGATGTAGATATTCCAATAGATGGAAGAATATTTTCCATAATTTGGCTATCTAAAGATGGTATATTTTTTTCCAACACACTTTGTTTTAGAGAAGAAATGTTATATGAGTATTCTCAAGATAGGATGTTTCGCTTATTTTTGAAAAATTGGAAAGAATGGATATCATGTATAAATGTTGTGAAAGTATATATCAGTTGTTTCCAATGTGTTACACTTACACAAAAAGATATGCTTACGGGGGGAGTGCATAGCGCTCTTTTTGCCATAACATGCCCACATTGTGGGGTAACCAAGAATTCTGTAAAAAATAACAGAAGATCTCAACATACGTGTACAAATTGCCACATGGTATTTTTATCTGTATGTGATCTCTTTACCCCTGATAAGTAGAGTACTGCTTATCCCACACTAATATTTCATCCGAGGAGAAAAATATGAGCTTATATGATGATTTAGGAGTAAAAAACGATGCATCAACAGAACAAATAAAGAAAGCCTACAGATCCCTCGCTAAATTGTATCATCCAGATACTGGCCCCAGGGCATCCGCAGAACTATTCATGCAAATAAATAAGGCTTACACTGTCTTATCAAATGAGGAAGACAGAGCTTATTACGATAAACATGGGGAAATTCCAAAAAAAGAACAATCTGTAATTTTATCCCAAGCATTATCAAGACTTAGCTCTTTTACAGAGCAGTGGTTAGAGCATGTTATAAAGGGCAATAGAAGATTGACTATAGTTGAAGTTATACGTGATTCTACCACAGATATTAGGAAAAAACTAAAGCTAGAGTTGAGCAAACTAGAAAAAGAAAAAATAGTTTTAGAATCAGTGGAGGAAAAAATAGTTTGTGTCGGGAACGCTCAAGTCGTTTTGAATACAATTTGTGATAAGTTAGCAGAGAATAAAGTTGCAACATTACATTATACTCAGGAAATTAAAATTATGGATTGTATAGATTCAATAATGAAAGATTGCACGATGCATGCATTTACTGAGGATGAGCAAATCCAGCAGTTAGGATTTACCGGGTTTGCTCATGGAGGCCCTATTTCCGATTTATTTAGAAGTATGCCTAACAGTTAATTTCCTGACTACCTCCAAAAGAAATGACAACTTTGTTTCTTTTGGAGTAGCTTCCTTTTGTTTCTTCAGTTTATCCTTATCAGTGTGTTCACCATTGGGATGTACTGATAAGTTCTGGCAAGCTTCTACTGCTTTTTTATTAGCCGGAATGATTTTCTTACTACAGAATTCGAAATCAGGATTTCCTCCATTCCCCAAATAAAATATATGCGATCCTTGAAAATTATACGGGAGAGCCACTTTGAACGCTGCCCAATCTGGATACACAGGCATATTTTTTAAGTGATAATATAGAGCCCCTCCCGTAGGATCAAAATCAGATTTAGCTTCTGAGTACGCCTGTATCATTATAGGGTATGTATACGCAAATTTCTGAAAAGAATTTTGTTGTAAAATATCTAATGAGTATGAAGTATCCCTTTTTCCTTTCACCCTATTTGTCCAGCTAAATTGTGCATTACGACGCAATTCAGTTAGGACTGATTCAGGAGATATGTCTCCTGAACATTGGCGGGCTCTATTTAGCACAACATGGGCTATTGCGTTTTGACTTTCAGGAGGATCATTAGGAGCCTCCCGAAGAACATTCACTGTCAAATACAAAGCAATTAAGATATCAGTCATCAAATTACTCTGTGGCAGAAGGAGAGCTGACACTATTATCAATGTCATGCGTGGAATTATCAGGATTATTGCTGTCAGCTACATGGATATTGTCTCCAGCAGCTTTGAATGCTTCTTTTAGTACATATGCTCCGGCCAGAGGAAAAGCTACGTTTCTAAATATGGAATATCCAGTATTTGAAATTATTTCCAAATCTGTTTTTACAGGAGTTCCAATCTTTTTTAATCCTTCTCTAGCAATGGATAAAAAAGATTCTTGGTTTGTACTTCCGCCAGATAATCTTGCTGCGGCTCCAGTGTTTAACTGCACAGTACTATTTATTACAGGACCTGAAAACAGGGAAATCTCTATATTTGGTGAGGGGATATTTGGGGTTGCTAATCCCAAATTAACTGCACCCTGTATAATAGCATTTGCCAAAAGTTGTTCCTCCTGTGTAAGTGATGATGTATCCTTATTCATTAGTAAAGGCGGAGGATTACTATCATGTGTTACATTAGGAGGAACAGAATCAATTTTTACTATATCCCCGTATTTATCTCTGTACACCCCCATAGCAGCTAAGGAAATACTCTCTTCAGCTGCTATAGCCGTAGTACTGATTCCTGTATATTTTTCATCTATATCTTCGGCTCTTTTAAATTTATGAGAATCAGCACACCCATAAAGCATAAGCAGAAGGATTGATGAGCATAGAATGGTTTTCATTGTATTACACCTTATATTCCAAATGTAGAAGCACTTGGAATGTTCTTTTTGTCTATTCCTTCAGGTACAGATGAAATGAAATGTTTCGTGGATTGGCTAAATTTAATAGTGGATTCTTCAATTAGATCCCCATTATCTGAATTCCACAACCAAACTTTAAAAAAGCTTTTTTTAAGGTATAGTGCAGCTATTGTTTTTCCAGCATTATTTTCTCGACGTAACCAAGTTGATCCGACATTTAATCGTTTATTAGCACCTAATAAGAGACTATGAGCAATTTTTGTAATCGCTATACCTAATGTTGCCAATACTACAAAAAGTACAAATAATCCAAATAATTGGAAGCTACCTTCCAAGGTAAATCCATTTTTTAGCATGCTGAGAAACAGCTCTACAGCTTTATCCATTTTTATTTTCCTCTTTGTCGATAGGTTTGTCTCTAATACTTTTTTCAATCATACTGAGAGTTTCGTTTATTTTACCCACTGTCAGTTTAATTTTTCTTTTCCAAATAAATCCCAATCCTGCCGGGAGCACAACTGTGATTATCACTGTTCCCCACTTACAAATACAGTTGATAAATACCCTAGCTTCATATACTTTTTTTTTATGCGCGTATTTTCTTCCTCACTTTGCACTAATTTGGAGATTATTTTATCTTGTTGAGTATTAATTCTTTGTAAATCTTTTAGATCTTGTTGAAGAGCAATGACGTGTTCATTTGTTTCTTCTAATTGTGTAACAGTCATTTGAAGCGCAGTGTGAGACTGTTCTAAAGATGCCTGTAAATGCTTTAAACGTTCAACTAACACAGCTGTTTCTTCATTAGCATATGCTGTGGTACTAGATAAATACAAAGAACACAAGAAGCATATTTTTAAAAAATAGGTTTTCATTTTACCAAGTTATTGGGTCCATTATAGGTTGCCAGGAATACACGCCATCTATAGCCACAGACAGCTCCAGATGTACACTATTGGTTTCTTTTCTAAACCTAATAGTCCCTTCATTAGTGGAAGAGGCAATTGAAGTATCATTTCCTAATTTAATTCCTTTGGATAATAATATAGAAAGGAATGTAGGTGTTCCTGAAGTGAGCAAATTACCAAGCTGTGCGTTGCTATCTGTAATATTAACAAAGTCATCACTTGGTAAATGGTAATATTCCCCAGTTTCCCCTCCCTGCAATCCATTTATATTGTTATGTATTGTTGGTAAAGATCTCTGAAATGAGGAATGTTCCACATTTATATAAGAAGAAAAATTAGTATTATTTTTTTCAATAGTTACTAAAGATAAAATAGTGCCAACAGCTTGAATTTTACTAGGTAGATCTGAGGGTATCTTTTCATTTTCTGCATCCTCCCTTGTTTTATGTTGGAATTGTCCCATTACTACAGATACAGAGTATCCATTTTCTGACAAGCAAGCAAAAACAAAGTAAGTTACAAATCGTCCGTTAGTTAAAGTAGTTGGTGATCCAGTATTGTTATCATAATAGAGATTACTAAGTTGAGAATTTCCAGTAGAAGTGGTCCATCCTCCCGAACCATCTCTATAATGTACCTCAAATGTATCACTTGCTGAAGAATCAAAAGCTTCAGTAGAAATTCTGGATAAAATTACCCAAAAACTACCTGCTGTTATTCCAATATATCTATTTCCAATCTCAAATAATTTTGCTCCAATACCAATATCTATATTGGATATCTCAAAATCTTTCCTACGTAAAGATCTATTGGCATCAATGTTATTTGCCATTAAATTAATATAATGGATAGTGTTACCAGTTCGAGATATTCGATACAAAACACATTTATCTAAGCAATTGAATTCTGATTCAGAAGTGCCGACCTGGATGCTTGGATTTCCAGAATCGTAATTTACATATAAATAATTTATAGAATTATCAGTTAACTGAATATTATTTGAAGCGGGTGTTGTGATAAGTTTTAATTGAGCTGTGGGAGAATCTGATACACGTAATACCCCTTCTCCACTAGAAATACTTACAGTACCATTATTATTGTCAGTTAGGGAAAATCCAGAAAATAATCCAGAACTCCATATTAAATTTAATAAATTGGATAAGCTTGGATCTGTAGTAACAGATCCAACAATATTACTAGCATCAGGTGTAATCCTTGAAAAATTAATATTTTTCCCTATCAATATTAATCTGGCATCTCCGCCATTACCACAACTAAGTATGGTAAAATCAGAGTGATCTACTGTTTCTCCACTAGACAAAGAGCAGTAATATGTATTCCCTGTTTCCCAGATAAACACTTGCTCCCCTTCAATGTATGTGGCGGCCTCAGCAGCCGCCACAGTCCATTGGGAGCTATGGTCATCATCCATTCCTACCCAAGAATCCATAATTTACTCAGCCGGAGCATCGTCATAATACAGAAATACTTGACAGGCACCCACAGTAGGGGTGTCTGATGGGGTAACCACCAGAGGCCCATTTTCTCCAGATCCAACTGTCCATCCTGTGGAGTACTTATATACTCCAGGTGTAGCAGCCTGCGCCGCCGGAAGTGTGGGAAGATTCAAATTAGTTGTCCCCTCGATCCTGGAAGCAAGTTGCGAATTGTTATCGTATCCAGTGGTGACAACAAAAATAATTTCTTTAATTCTGGCTCCTTCGGAAAGCTCAGCAGTGCTCTCAGCTGCAATGAGTGCAGTATTCAAAAGAATGGGAGGATTTGTAGAAGTGCTCCACGAATTGGCTACCCCTCCAATTTCAAAGTCGGGCTCTCCTGTTCCTTGCAAATCCATGTCAGTGTAAGACATATGTGTACCTCATATAGCGATTATTAGCAATTTTCCAGCACCTTTTGTAGGAGCTGAAGTTGTAAAAATATTAAGTGATCCCTGTATATTGATCATTGGAGACCATCTAAGATCTCCAATTTTTTCTATTGGAACAACTCCAATTTCAGAAGTGTTATCTAGTGTTCCCAATAATAAAGATGTATCAAATGGCTCAGAAACAATCAGTTGTACAGCTATAATCATATAATTTTCCGGGGGCGTACCAATGTATAGAGTATTTCCAGAAAAAGAATCTGCTGAAAACTGTATAGAATGTCTCCAAATTGCATTTTTGATATCTTCAGTTGCAAAATGACCAGTTATATTAATTGGTTCATTTTCTACAATTGTGCAGAGTATTTTTTCTTCATGAATGGTACAAGTGATTTCCTCCTTTTCTGCTATATTTACAACAATGCATTCACAAGCACTCATTACACGGCCTCATCTCTAACTCGTTTTTTTATGTGTACGATTTTATCAGCTTTTTCTGCATTTACATCCGGTAGGATTGTATATAGTGTGCCATTTGGAAATAATATTTGGAAATAATAATAGTATTTCCCTGGAGGAACAGCAGTATCTTCTTTAGATAAAGAAATTTCTATCTTTCCTGTAGGATTGCTTGGGTCTACTTCAGCACAAACTTGACGCTTATAAATTTCCGCGTCTTCATCTTCCATGTACACATCAGATTTGAATGTTACTAACAAGATGGCTCCGTCTACAGAGACTATGGATTGTTCTCCCAATTCATCTTCTATAAGTACATTTATTGAGTATCTGCGTGTGGTTCCCTGATAAAAATTTTTAATTTTATTTGCCATATACTATACCAAAGTATTTCTTTTAAGTATAAAGAATTAAACTCATTAAGTCAATAAATTATTTCCTGGGAAACAGTACGTAAATTCGGGGCTTTGCCTACTATAGAATTGCCCTCTATAAAGACATACTCCCCCACAGAATAGGAATTATTTGTAGGTAGCATAATATCAGATCCACTTGCCCCTCCCATTCCAATAGGAATCTCAATAGTGGCAGTTGCCGTTATGGAATTAATAGATTTTATTTTTCCTATCCATCTTTTATTTTTAGGTAATAAAGATAGGAAGGATACCCAAGGATTTGCCATTATTATTCTCCAATATATTCTTCAACTTCTATTTGTTGTGATATGGTAAATGCAGATCCTGACATAGATGCAGTGACAGACGTGCCTGTTACCTGCCCATACCAAGGAGTTCCTCGTTCCAAAACTGTAATCATGTCTCCGGGTAGAAATAGTCCCGATGAATCAGAGCCGGGGCATAATACATTAAGGCGTAAAGTATGATCCACCCACTCTCCTGTGTTCCCTAAGATCATACGTCCTTTTTCCAGCGCTGCTTTAGTGCTGGTTATTAAAGGGTGAGTTTCCATAGGTGCATAGGTGGCCCCACCCCCACACCATCCATCTCGACACACATCCGCAAATATGGCTGTATTGGATGCATCAGATCCTGTACCTGAATTTGATCCCCCCACAGCTTCCCCCATTACCTGCACAGCTTGGTAATATGATTTTAGATTTGAAGAACTAGCTATTTCCACACATTGATCTTCAATAATTGGCTTCCAATCTATATTAGAATTAGTATTGTCCCAATCCCAAGGTTGGTGAGCATATAAAGGCTTGACATGCACTGTCGGATCTTCAGGATCAGTTTGAATGTATGCTCCAATAGCTCCAGCCAAATCTTTCATTACTTCAATAGGTGTCTTATCTGAATAAGATAATGTATTCTCTGGGATATACCAGGAGGAGTAAGGAGTAAACCCTGTACATGTATTGTTATATGTGCTCCAATCATCTGTCCAACTTTGAAATTGTGTAGGCCAATAATTTGGAATATTTGCTCCCCCTACAATTTGACTGAAAAGAGTTTGTCCCTGCAAAGCAGAAGTTTCTGTATATGTTTCTTTTTGGTGTACTGGAGCAGCTAGCATTAGAGAAGGGGATCTCCCATATACTGTCCAAGATTGTTTGGTGTGTGTTCTATTCTCTTTCCACCCTTCTACTGTACAAAACCAAACATACCCATTCATTACTATTTTTATATGCGTAAATACCCCATCTTTTGGTTTTATCAACTCAAGACAATCTCTGGAAGCAATAGTCAAATTAAATTGCCATAGCCAACTATCTCTATCGATAGAAGCAGATACTTGGAAAACTTCAATAGGACGATTTGTTATCAATTCACTTACAAATATGGTATTAAACATATAATACACCTTTTTTGGGGATGGAAATTTAGTAACATTTACCAAAATTCCTGGATATCTATCTCTTATGCCACTATGATAATGATCCCAAGGACAACGTGGATCTGGTTTTGTAGCAAAACCGGAAAGAAAAAACTTCACTCCTTCACATACATTAGGTCTTAATTCGTATTTAGAAGGAAACGCAAAATTTACGGGGGAGCATGCTTTTGGGGGATAATATTTATGATCATCTTCACACAGTTTGAAATAGCTGTAAGGTCCCCAGGTCTGAATTTTTTCTATATCTGTCCCCCCTGGCTCACTCCAAACAATAGATTGCCCTTTGTCTTCCTTACTCGGTGTACCGTATGATATACCCTTATGGATATCTTTAGATAATGGAGACTTGTAGGGAGTAGAAATTTGCCAATCATATTGCTTTCTAAAATCTTTCCAAGAACTATCATATGTTAAATCTACATAATTCATTATTCCCATGTACGAACTACTTACAGAAATATCAATCAGGTACTGATACTTCCTGTAAGAAGAATGAACAACCACATCCACAATATCTTGAGATTTCCAAGATGAAGATGTGGAGGAATCTAAATCTTCTGTAATATCAACAGATAGAGTTTCTTTTTTATCAATATGAATGCCTTCACTAAAAGACATTGATAAGTGTTTATCTACTGGTGTAGCATTGCCCCAAAAAAATAATCTTCCTAGTAATCCACCAAATCCAACAGGAAGGTCATACTCCTTTGGTTCAGGTATGTCCAAAGAATTAATATAAACGTCAACGTTTATATCCGAAGTTATTATTGTTGGAATCATCCACACTTCTGTAGAAGATCCCAAAATAGGAATGGTGCTGTTTTCAGAAATAATGTTGGTCAACTGTTCTACATCGTTTGTGGATGCAGATATAGGAATAATCTCATTTTCTGTTTGAATTATCTCCCCAGATAAAACAATGGGCTGAGATAATGAAATAGAAATCAGCAGATTATTTGTTGTGACTATTTGAGTTAAAGTATCCCCAAAAGTAAAATCAATACTACCACAATTTGGAGGGGTATATGTACCTCCTAACTGAAATAATATATCGTCACATGTTTTTGGGGTATACACCATTATTCAGGGTCTCCAACTTCTATGCTAAATCCTATGATTGCCGTTAATTTTCCTTCCTCCAATACACCCCCATCTGTTTGGGAAAGGGAAACAGCATTTAATTCTCTTGTGGTATTAGAAATTAGTGCTGTGTGTGTAACAGCACCTCCTGTGTGTACTATTTCTCCTACTTTTTGTGCTACAAACAGGGCTCGTCCACTAACTGAACCTTCTCCAATGGTTAAATCACTAGGAGATAATGCTGCATTTACTAAAGAATAATTATCATGTGTCTTCCAAGTTACTCCACCATCCACAAACTCCTGGTCTTGTGTGACACCCCATCCAGGTTCTGTGGAATCACTGGTGCCCGCCACCACACACTCGTAAATATGTCCATTTTGCGTGGGTGGGTGTATAATATCCCCCAAATTATATGCCGTATTTTGAATCCACAACGAACCCCATGCAGCGTTGAAATAGGTTAGTGGCTGCTGTGAGCATATAGCTATTTCCTCTGAATTTTGAATTTTTACTAGAATTAATTCAAGTGTGCTATCGGGCAACCATTTACTCATTTTCTTTCCTCATATCAATTTTACTGCAAGCTCTATATCATCAGGGCTTGCATTTGTATCAAAGTCAAATACCACTTTAAATTGCATAACTTTTCCTACTGTATTCATTTGGTAAGTAATTCCAGGGATAGGACTGTTATTAGTGCATTCTACCCAATTGGGATTACCAGTGATCATAACAAACACTTTGATATGGTCTGAAGAATCCCTATAAATCCAACTAACATTTGAAGAGACTATTGCCCCATCCATATAAGCTAAATCATATACTTTAGATACCCAATATTCTGAATTATTGTATTTTACCTTTGTTACTTCTGGCAACTCATAATCATTATTAGTTTTTAACCCTATAGCCACATCAAAAACACCTTCTATTGAAGAAAATAATTCATGGATAGCTGTTTGGTTTAAATTATTTACCGTACTATAGCCCATCCTATTTTCTTGGAAATCTAATGCCATAGCAATTGTATTCATAGGTTCATTACTAGAAGATAATGTCCATACATCAGCAGAATTTTTAAAATGCCAAGCATCACTTCCAACATCCCCATGAATATTTTCATCATTAGAAGCTATCGCAACCCAGTTAGAACCAGAATATATCCAATAGGTATTTTGATCAGTGGTAAAACACAGGGACACATATTGTCCATTTTCTGTGGCTTCTATATTAATAGAAGAAATAGTTTCATTTAAAAACAAAGGAAATTCACTTTGTGCCGTAAATATAGATACACTCCAAACATTTTTGAACGTTACATACCTTCTATTAAAATATATCTGATGTATTTCTTCTGGGAGTAAAGCTCTGTCAAATATCATAAAATCTGAAAGTCCACCAACAAATGGATAATCAGTTTGACTATCTCCAAGAAGTATAGGCCAATTTGAATAAGATAAGGAATAATTATAAGTTCCCTGTGCAGCCACTTTATTGTTTAGATAAATTTTGACCGTATCTTCCTCTTTATTTCTTACAAAAACCACAAAAGTCCATTTATGTAATGGAACACTCCCATCTGAGGTTCTAATTAAGTCACTATCCATATAAAATTCTACATATTCTGCATAATGATATATTATAGCTACCTCAGCACTATATTTGGTACCAAATATGGATTTTTTTGTATCAGATCCTGAAGTATTCCTACTAGCATAAGGATTTATCCAAAAACAATAGGTGAGATCCTCTTGAACCAATACATCTCTTAATTTTGGTGAAAGAGTTATAGTAGAACTCCCATCTTGAAAAAACTCCATTGCGTGATTTTCCATAAACAAGTTGTTGGAGGAAAATTGCAAATTATCCATAAACATACCATCTAATCTGTTTGTAGAATTAAATTCATATGATTGGATAACATTTCCTGCAAAAGTGCCTTGGCTTCTAAACTCATTCAAAATATGAAATAAATTCACAGCATTTTTGCCTGATTCTTGTGAAATTCGTATCATAACAGGAAAGTCTGTTACCGTAGTATTTACATCATTTGCAGAAATTATTGCCGTTACTGGCTGATGCTCTTCCCATCCAGATAACGGGGATTCATGCGCAGAATGATCAATATATAATAATAAATTATCATGAAGAGAGTATTCTGTGGCCCGTAACCAATGCTGACTCCTTGCAGTGTTTGATATACGTATCTCCTTAATAGTCTGATCACTCATTTCTGTTCCACTTCCTTGAGTATCCCCACCAATAAAAATAGTAGAAAACTCAGTAAAAGTTTGTAAAGCTACAGAATTAGTTCCTCCAAAAACTCCATTTTGAATAATTTTAGCATCCCCATTTTCAAATGTTATGGCAGTATGCTGCATATCACTATTTAAAGGAGTAGAGGATTGTAAATGATCATACCATACACCAACATCCCAATAAGAAGATGTTGAGTATGTCCCCATCATAATAGCCCCGGCTTGATTTGCTTGCCCTATACGAATAACAGTGTCCCATTCCCCAGGAATCGTATTCCATTTTTGGAACACTTCCAGGGAATATTCATCTATAATGCTGGAAAAATCCCCCGTCCCATTTATATAATCGTTTGAACTACTAGAAAATGAAAGTCCATCCTCTGTGGTAATTTTCCCTGGCAAACTACCATATGGGGTTAAATGATTTTTATTAATAGTGGAGTCGTACACAGATTCTGCACCACTACTGCTGTTTACTAAATGGTATACAGATAGGAAAGAATCATCCCAAACCTTTTGATATGGTCTTTCGGGCTCCGTAATCACATGTAATGGCCTCATAATATATGGTGTAGTAGACAATCCACTTACTACATCATCCCCGGATACTTCATCTGTAGTAAATTTATAATAGGTAGTAAGCCCATTTTCTCCAGTATTACGAGGCTGACTACCACTAACTTGTTGAAAGGAGATAACTATAGTATCTAATTCCCCAAAATTAAATAAAACAAAATCTGTAGTATTATTAGTGGATGTAATTAAAGATCCATTATCTCCACCATTAAATGTTAGTTGGACTTTGGTTCCTGGTTCAAAATCTGAGGCCCCTCCTGAAGATGCTTGTAGCCCTATAAACACACCCTGTACAGTGTAATCATTACCCATATGCGGAAATATAAAAGCTATTTTTTTCCCAGAAGGAATATCTGAAAACATTTCTGGCGGAATTGGAGTTCTCCATACAACAGAGTTTGAGTACTCATCATTGATAACACAAGATCTGAGTAACGAATTAATTCGATCTTCTCCGGTAATGGAAACATAGTCAGAGTTCTCGTCTAACTCATTGCCATATATTAGTAATAAATCCTCATCTGTAGTATCTGAAATTGAGGGAATATTAACAAAAATATCTAAATTATCTTCTTTTATACAAGCAATCTCAGCATAACATTGCTGACCTGTTTGAACGTGTTCAATGGCTAACCTAGAATAGGACACAAGCCCATCTGAGTTCATAACTGGTGTAAAATTCTCCACATATTTACACTTTTGAGATACCCGCAAACTCTGTATTGCTCCAGAAAAGTAATTCTGATCTTGTCCAATTTTTATTGGATTTGTGGAATTATAAGGAATCAAATCAGAGGAAACTTCACTAATTTTAATACCATTTTTAAATGTTCTATATATATTCCCTTTTTTAGAAATGGCAAAATGATTCCAAGTGAGATAATCTATAGCGCCCATAGATACTCCACTTAAAATATCCCACGAAGCACTTTTATTTGATCTCATGTAACACAACATATTGCTACCATATTGATATCCTATCAGCATTCCTGTATACTCTCCTCCTGGTACTCTATTAGTAAGAATAGCACTGGCAGATACACCTTTAATACGAAATTCCCACCATTCAATGGTCATATCATTCCAAAAAAGAGGAAGATCAAATGGTTCTATCAATAATCTACTAGATTCAAACAAAACTGAAGCTAGAGTTTTATTCATATACTGCGTGGAATGAGTACATCCCTCATTTGTTATCTGCTTATTATGTATAGAAAAATCTGCAATAACGCTGGACCCATCTTTTTGATTTCCAATAAATCCAAATAATAGATCATCTTCCTGATTTTTTGGTGTTCGCAACTCAGTTAGTATTTCAGAAAGATCTGTTCCATTAATACCTGCATTTGCATTTATTTGTAACAAAATTGGAAAATTAGATAACTGTTCCCCAATTTTTGTCGCATCTATCTGAATATGCATTGATTTAGCATTTTCATACCCAGACAGGGATGGTTTAACATAATTTCCAATAAATGTTATTAAATTGTCGGAAATAGATTTATTTGTAAGTGCTATCCAATCTGCATTTCTTTTGATGGAAGATACACGCACTTCTTGAATATTTCCTTCAAAGAACTTAGAAAGAGCACCATCATCTAATTCAGCCGCAACAGTAAAATATTCTGCTGAATTAGAAAATCCAGAAAATGCTCCTTGTGTATTTGTACTGATGCTTGCCCCATCAACGTACAGAGATAATCCAGAAAATTGACCTAACCCATCATAGGTAGCAGCTACATACTCAGAATCATATGATAGTGTTCCTCCATAAATATACCCCACATCCGTACCAAATTGAATCACCTCTGAATTTGGCATGATGCCCAAAATAGGAGAAAGCAAACTGCCTGTTTGTCCTCCAGTCATAACAATTCCTAATGAAGATTGTTGGGATGTTCTTTTTAACAATACTTCATATGAAAAATCTCCATCCCCTAATTTTAAAGTTGAAGAATCTACAAAAGCATAATCTGATACTCCATCAAAGATTATTCCTTCTTCAATAGAACCCCCGGATAGAGTTAAATTATTACTATTTGCAGTAGAGTCTTTGATGGTTGTTCCATCACTTTCTAAATGATATACAGCCACATAATTTGAATCCCAAACTTGTTGAGCTTGGACATCTCCAGTATGTCCCATGTAGGTAGTATTGGGCACTGCACCGGCAGAAAAATAAAATCTAAGAACTGTGTCCTCGGCATTGGAGATAGTCGGAACTTTCACCCATATGATTATTTCATCATCTAAAATATCCCATTTAGACACTTCCCCATAGCACTGCTGCCCTGTAGATCCTACTTCACAGGCTAATTGCAAATTATCTAAAAAATCAACAGAAAGAGTATTTTCCTCGTATATACCAACTTTTTCTATACTTCCAATAAATCCTTGAATAGGGCCTCCCGCCGTTGCTGTAAGAGGGCTCCCAGCAACTACTATACCTACGGATTGTTGGTTACTCCCGTTTCCAACTTCTATGGTCCCTTTTGAACTGGCAATTTTTTCTAATTTTTCATTTAATAATATTAGTTCTTTTTTAGAGCCAATAACATAATACCACCCATTATCTGTTAAATATGACAATGAGATGGAAATAGCAGTTACTGTTCCAGAAAGGCACCCGAAAATACATAAATCCCCTACGGCATTAAATCCTAAAGCAATCCCATTAGAATTATCCCCAGATTTATATAAACAGCTAGTGCCTATATTGGTTATATCTTCTAAAGAAAATTTACAAAGTAAATCAATTGCACCTTCATCCCCCACAGAACCTGTTCCTATATCTGTAGACAATTCTGAGGAATGTATTCCATTAGTTCCATCAAAATTTATAAAATCGTTATTGAAGAATACACCATCAAGATATCCTGAGAAATTACTATCGGAAACATCTGCAAAATGGCCATCCAGCCTAAAGTTACATATAGGAGGAGATGAAAGTCCATTAAGGATTAATTTATCTGTTATAGCTGGATTTACGCCATATATCCCTGTTACAGAAACAGTGGACATTTTCTTTTCTTCAAATAGCTGTATTGCCTCACCATCAGTAATTTCTCTATTAAATACCCTGATGATATCGAATGTGCTTTTAGTTCCTCTATTGGTTAGCTCAGAATTGAATATCAACGTTCCAGTAGATGCAGTGAACCCATTACCAGTAAAAGTTTTTACCAACTGCCCGTCAACATATATTTTGGAAGAAGAAACCCCGATGCTTACCACAAAATGGACCCAACTGTTGTATGCAAAATATACGTAAGGATACACGGGTAGAGTAATATATTGATTATTTATACTCCAGCTAGTATCTGAACCAACAGATAGATATATTGTTCGTGTGCTTGGTCTAAAACCCAATCTGAAACCATAATCAGAAGAATGGTGTACAATATATGTGTCTGCACCTGTGTACTCAAGCTCATTAATATTTACCCAAAATGAGAGAGCATTTGCTTCCCCCGAGATAAAATTTATTCCTAAATCAAAAATATTGTGAAATGATAAATTTGCGTTACCAAATCCACTATTGTATTTTCCGGGGGCTGCCCTAAATTGACTCTTTGCATATTCCACAATTTGGGTGCCTGTTTTATCTATGAGAAGGCCATCCTTAAAATCTAAACATAACCTGCAAGAGCTGTCTCCAAATATATCTGGTGTTTTTACTCCTCTATTTTCCCTATCATCAGTGGTTAGTTCAGGCCAAATACCAGAATTCCCATTTATTAACGATCCTGGAACTACTTCTGGAATATCCCCACCCTCCCCAATAGAAAGTTGTACTTCACTAATATTTTTAAATATACTCTCATTCAAATTATTACCACAACCAATGGTACTTATTGTGGATTTCAAATCTCTATGTTGCACTTCATGTGGAAATCCAGCCACTGCGCCCGTTTGCTTGGGAGATTCCAACATAAAAAACAAATCTTCTCCTGGAATAACAATGGAATTGAATTCCACTACATGCACATAATCATTGGTACAAAGAGAAATTCTATCATATATGTCTGCGTTAAAATCTCCTGATTCATCTCGACAAATAGCAATTAATTGCTCATCATTTCTAAAAGGAACATAACAAACCCAATCTCCCGTTTGTGGATCAGCTATTGTGGTCGCAATCAAATTCATAGTGTTTCTATCTAAAATAAAAATTGTAGATAGACCACTACTAGGGGAGGATACGTTACCTGATAATTTTTGTTTAGCCGTTACTGCTAAAAAAACATTAGAAATATATCTCTTTTTAATATGCATTGCGAAAACCCTCTCCAACTAATATAGATCCCCTGCTCACTACACTATTATATGAGTAACCCCGTACTCTTTGGGCAAATATGTACATTGATGAATTTTGCCCATATTCAAAAAATGGGGTTCTTTCTTCTTCACTCTGTGTATACCAAGAAGCACCCTCAACTTCAGTTTGCCAAAGCATACTAAAGTACCCTGGAAGCAGCCCTATTGTGGGACAGTTATCATATACCACAACAACTGGTTCATACATATATTTACCACTTCTAGGGGAAGAGTTTGGACAACTGTTTCCAAATGCATTATCACCCGCACTATATTGAATTGTTGGGGTGAACTTGACAGCCCCTATTTCTGAAGTAAACGGATCTCTTTGCATATAACATCCATATGTTTCAAGATTGGCGCGAAACATTACATCACTTTTATTGTTTAAAATAGTAATAAAATTATATTTATTTTCTAAGATAAAACACGGAAAATATCCAATATAATGAGGATAATGCAGAGATCCATTATTAAGATCAGCTCCTGTTCCAGTCTGGTCGTATGGCCTAGTTAATAACCAAAATCCAAGATTATCTCCTATTATTACCCAAGGAATACCCACACTCGTATTATACTTTGATTTGATTATATAATTATCCAAATCTGATTCACCCGACGGACATTGAAAAAATCCTTCAGAAATAGAGGACATAGATTCAAATACAGTGACCTTTGCGTATTGGTCACTGGTGGAACCCATATTATCTTGAACTAGCACAAATGGACGAAGATCCCCACCTAAAGGTCTAAAAACACAGGAGTGAGAAGCAGTATCATCAAATACCACTTCCCATCCTAAAGGATCGAATGACCCATAACCATCTACCAATACAGCTTTTAACAAAGTGATAAGTGACCCCAAAGTATTTCCTGCTAAAATAGGGGCTCCCGTGTCTTGAAATGATCTAAATACTGATGCCATAAAATCCTCTTATGAACTATCCCCACGAATTTGCAGAGTATAGTAATCTGTTGTTTTTGTAGCTGGTGCTTGCAAAGTAGTTCGTACACACCATAACGGAAAATTAGCCGGATCTTGATTAAATCGTATGCAATTACCTGACTGCCACCCTAATCCAAATCCATCAAGATCCATTAACCAATAAAATGGGAAATCATCACCAGCAAAATTTCTATTGCGTACTCCCACAAACCATCTCCCTGATCCCGTAGGATATTCTATATTGCCATTTACAGTGGCTGCTGAATCAGGATCTATGTTTACATTGGTGGCTAACACACCAAAGTTTTCGCCAATTATTTGTACTGTCGTTGGTGTCTGCCATAAAATTAACCAACGCTCTTTTATGGATGGTCGATTAATAACAGTAATAGGGTAATCTATGAAATTATAACTAGCCAATGGAGGGGATAACCCATCAGGAAGGGCATCATACCATTCTCCAGGCCAAGTCTCCATTTCAAACTCATTATAAGCTCTTGATTGCAAATTTCCTGATGGTAGTACTGAACAAACTTGCGCTTTTCCTGCAATATAATCATGGGTAATCTCATTTGTTACTGAGATATGTCCAGTTACTTGTACATCTGAAGCTAAGCACAAATCTTCAATTCTGTGCATAATTATCAATTGCCGTTCAGTACCTTCTCCATCATATAATGAATCAGAAGCGCTCCCAGTACCCGTTCCATTAGGAAAGCCAGCCAAAAAGGTAACTGATGCTCTCCTTGCTGCATTGTACTCTTCACCTTCTGGTGTTTTTCCCAAATCTACTGTGTACTCACCCCCATCAGGGATTAATTTTGGACTCAATAAATCCCCTTCAGATACATCATAATCTGTAGGCAACGCATACACTTCTATCAAATCCCTACCCTGAACAGATTCGAGTTCTATTTTGGTATCACATAATAGCGGAAGATTTCCCTCGCTATTACAGGTGGCACATGGATTTCCTTCCCAATCCAAAACAGATGACTGATCTGTTCCAAGAGGATATGGACAAGGTTCTGTGTCAGATTCAATAATTACAATAAGTTCCCCGTCTCTAAAAATTGGTACTTTTCCATCTATTGGGAGCCTAACTGGATCTAATCCAAGAAGTTCTGGATCAAGGGGTAGATAGGAAGTAACTACACAATTCATAGTTACAGAAGATGCTTTCACTGAATATGGTTTCCAAACATTGCCAGCACCATCTGTAGCTGTGGCACTATACCAATCTTCTGCTTGAGCAGCCGCATCATCTACTACCCAAATTCCAAATCCAACATGGCACAACCCTGTGTTGAAATCAACATGCCCAAATACACCCGTGCCTGTGATATTACCACTAAAATCAGAAGTGCCTTCTAATACTGTGCCTGCCCCTGTTACAGCTTTTACAAACACCGATCCGGGCCTAAGAGGAGATCCTGGAGCATTAAATACCATAGACATAACTGGATCAATTGCGGCAGTTCCTACAGCACTGGTTATCTCCATTGAATCCAATAAAATTGAATCTGATGTTATAGTGAACGATTTATTGGTATAATTGATATTTCCGACATGTATTTTATCACCGCTTATACCATCCTCATGAAAATATAATTTGCCATCCCTACCATCCACAAGATGTGTGCCGGAAGCATTTACAGTTAACCCTCCAATTACAAGTTCAAGAGCACTGTTCTCCTTTATGAAAAATACAGGCGTAAGTGTACCTGAATATTGATCAAAATTAGTCCCATCGGTTGAACAATATTGACAAACTACTGTGCCATCCACAGGGAATAGAGATGCTCCACTTCTGTATTCTATATGATCAAACACATACGATTCTGCTACTCCAGGAAGGTGCCAAGCAGTCTCTACCCACTTATATACCGGATCAGGAAAAGTATCTGTCCTATGCGGAGCAAAATTTACTTCCCCTGTATTATAATCTAAATTCCCTTGAAACCATCCAGAAGTACCATCGTTTGTATCCCCCTCAAATAATCCCACGCCATCATCTTGGAATATATATGTTGGATCAAGAGGAGATTTCATCCTTGTTTCCAAATCATACGTCTCTAAAAGTGTGTGCCACTCTATCTTAAATGTCCCTGGAACAATGGGGGTATTTGTAAGATTTAGAGTAATACTATTTCCAGATTGAGGAGGGGCAGGGAAAGATTCAGTAATAGGTTCACCGTAATTATACTGCACTGTAAATATCTCATTTGCTACAGGGGTTTTCTGAGAGCTATCGACTCCTGTATCCACCTCTCCTGTAGCATAACGTATTTTGCCAACATATACAGGAGTAGTTGGGTTTGGTGCCCAATTATCTGATCCTGAATCATATTCTCCTACACACAGATTACTATTACCATCATCTACTATGGCATATTCTCCTGCTGGCCCTGGACCTAATCCATCCCCAGTCCAAATCAAAGCAAAAGTATTTCTGGCTACCCCATCCGTATTGGTTGTAAATTTATATCGTAATGGTAAAGTTTCTCCTGAAAAATCATAATATTCTGCTGGTTTAGCCCAATAAAAAATAATTTGAGAATCAACATCAGGCATAGCTCCTAAAGTTATAGATACAGATCCGGTGTTGACATTCACTACCCCTGATCCTATAGAAGGATCTAATGAATTAGTCAATTTTCCTGTACCATCATCCCAAATAGAATACCATTTTCCTCCAGCTAAATATTTAATATGTAATGTGCCTTTCATGGGCAATGGGTTACAATTAAATGTATATGCGAATCCACGATTATTTATAGCAACTTGGATGCCTCCAGAGTGAGAGACCTGCTGTGGAGCACATGCAGGAACATACGTAGCAGTGCCAGTACCAGTTGCCGATATTCCTGTAGATCCAAAAGTAATCACACCTGTGGGATAATCTATAGATCCAACAATTGTGGAACCATTATATATGTTACCGGTTTCATCATCAAATAAATCCGCCCCACCTGTCCAGGTGAATGTTCCTGGTTTTACCCCCTCCCCTATGTACAATTTGGCATTAGAGGAAATGTTGAACGATAAACTTCGTGAAACTGAAGGGTCGGCATCTTTTGTTTGTACCATCGGGGAAGTTATTGACCCAATAGCGGCATCCACAATTGCTGTTTCTGATGCGGCAGATGGAACCAAACTTGTGAATATAGATTCCACTCTTAATTGCAATTCTCCAGCAGTTATATTTTCCAATACTGGGGATACACTGTGGTACCTTGAAGCATCCGCAACCACAGTGGAAAAAATAGCATCTCCTGAAATTTGGTCCCATCCATAATAAACTTCACTACCAACAAAATCATATTCAAGTTGAGAGCCTATTGTTATATCACATACTGACTTATAATACGCAGTGGAAGAGCTGCTAGTAAAAAATTCTTCTGCTGATGTGGATACATCAATAATGCGCACATATTGTTCAGCATTATCTGCACCAGAAGCACGTAATACCAACACATCCCCTATTTCTGGAACAGGCCAACCAACTTGTGTTACACACTTTAATAGAGAAGATCCCTTATAATGGTTTCCCCAAAATTTAATATTCGCATTCGGTCCTTTTACCAAATAAGATTCTATTCTGTTTTGTGCATCTTGTCTTGTGTCAAACCAATCTTCTGTGGAAAAAAAACAAACAGATACATTAGGGTCACCAGCTTGCTGAGTTAGTATTGTATGTGATCCATAATAAGTTTCCCTAGCATATGTTTGCACAGCTAGAAACACTTTGCGCATAGAGACATTTCCATACACTCTTCCTATTCTTGAGATATCTGGAAATAAATTATTGACTTCACCATCAACTACCTCATACTTTATCATCTGACCACCACCCTGATCAGTGTCATCAAGCCTCTGTGATTGAAGTAGTTTTATATTTTCTTTGTTTATATCTGCCATAACTTTCTCAGTTTATTATTGCTGTTCCATTTGGTCCTATTATAGTTTCCCCAGAAATAAAAGAACCATCTGTAGTATACACATACAGTAGAGGGTCCGTATACTTAACAACTGTCCCAAATGCCTCTGACTGGGCTCCTGTAATACTTTCTCCAACTGAAATAGTGCCTGATAAAATAGTAATATTCAAAGTGACATTTGCAGAACAGGGAGATGATGCGCCGGGAGTAGCTTCCATAAATTTTAAATTTCTCACTGAAAATAAAGCACCTGCTTCAAAATTTCCAAACCCAAGAATGTTGGATAAATCTAGTACGGGAGGATCATAATGACGAAACATTACATCATAATTTAATTTTACAGCACCATATTGTTCTGTGTCAATATTATAGTGAGCAAAGCTCAGCTGCATTGCAAGGCCTGGATAATCCTTCATTTTAATTAAATTATCGACCACCTCTCTTGATATCCATCCTGTTTGATCTTTTCCTTGTAGAGTTATTGGACGGCCTTTTAACTGTTCACTTTCCTCTACTACAAGTGCTCCAGAAAGAGAAAAAGAGATATTTTGTGAAATAGGTGACCAACTTAATTCATCTACCCATTCTAAATCTTTAGGCAACTGTATGTCCAAAGAAAGCGGTTCTGCTTTCAATCTCCACACATAATCATCGTAGATATATGTGCTCATTACGCACCCCTTTTGGCAAATTGTAATTCTTCTATGATGGATTCTATGCCAGAAGCTGTTCCCAATACAGATTCTTGTTGTTTTCCATTTATTGTGAGATCCAGAGCATATGTGTGTTTCACAGATGCTTGGTCTTGTGACAAAGTACCAACAACTCCTCCGAGATTAAACTCCGGTATACTAAAATTACTAAGGGCGGACATTAATCCACTTCCAACAGATCCTCCTAGATTGAACTTTGGTATTTTGAAGTTATTTATAGCTTCAAAAAATCCTTTACCAAACTTACGCACTATAGGTTCTTGAATTACGTATTCCCCAGGAGTTAATGCTGCCAATAAAGAATCTTTTCCAGGAACTGAATATGGTGTATGGGGGACACTACCCCCAACATTAAATCCAAAAATACCATTTTTTAACCGTCTAAGTAGCTCCTCTATAGAAGTCCGCTGATTTATTTCTGAATCTAATTCCGCCGTATTATCTAAAGCTTCTCCAACCGTTTTTCCTGAAGCCAAAGAATTTTTTAGCTCCTCCAAGGCTGCTTGTGTTTCGCTTTTTTTAGTACTGATTGCTTCATCAGCTGACTGTTTTTCAGAACTTACACTATCATTGTACGCCTGTAACAATGATAAAAGAGTATCATTCAATGTTTCATCAGCTGCCTTTTTAGCTTCTGTAAAAGATTCCAGATAAGATGCTAAATCATTTTGAAAAGATTCTTTTTCATCTCCCAAAGATGTATTTCTTGTATCCTCAACATTAAACAATACTTGATCATGTTCCTTATCTCTGGATACAGTTGATTTCTTAAACTCACCTTTATATTCTGCCCAATCAGATGAGTATGCATTTTGCTTTTGTTGATAAGTGCTTTTTTCATCTGCTAATGCCTTTTTTCTTTCTTTAGTAATAATACTTTTGGCAAACTTTTCCAAATCCTGCTTGCCACTCATTACTGGTCCGATATTGGATACACCAAGATCTTCCAGACTATTAGCAGCTACAAGCCATTTCTCCCATTTTTGGGATGCTAACTCTTGGGAGTTAGCCAATTTTTCTGCCTTTCTATCTTCTGGAATTGGTGAGTTTATCCAATAGAATTCAATGGAAGACATAAGCTGTTTGTAATCTGGAATTTCCCATCCTTCTGGAAAATATGTTCTACTTTCGGAAGGATCAGTCCACTCTTGCTTTTGAGTGTTGTATGTGGCGTTTCCTGTGGTTTTTACCCCATACTCTTTTCCAAACTCATTAACTTCCTTGGCAGCCTCCCTGGCGGATGTCCTGGCCGCAAACAAATTTGCTTGAAGTTCCTTTTCTTTTCCAGGATATTCTTGATTGATACTATTTACAGACTCTTCGTATTCCCCCTTTAATGTAGCTATGTTAGCCAAATATTCTGATTCAGAATCTTCATATTCTTCTGAATCTTCCGTTACCTGATTTGCATAAGCCTCATTTTCAGAGTTTTTTCCTGATTCATATTCCGAATTAATTGCTTCAGTAGAATCCTCATTTTGTTCTTGCCTATTTTCTACTGATTCCGTGTAAGATTCTTTTGCATCAGATACTGTATCTTCATGAGATTTTTTCGCTTCATTAACTGAGGCATCATATTCTTCTTTCAGTTCGGCCAATTTTTTTCTTAAAGCATCAGCAATTTCCGTTATGGCCTGCTGTTCTTCCCTTAGCAATTTTGCTCTTTCAGGACTTCCTGCATTTGAAGCTGATTTTATTAAACTATCATAAGTTCCACTTATACTCCCAATAGCTTCTTCCAATTGTCCACTATTTAATACTGCTCCTCCAGAGGCATAGGCCTGAACAGTGGAAGAAAACGCTTCAGTTAATTTGGAAATGGACTCTTGTCCTAATTCTGTTGAAATATTTTGCGCACTATTTGCCACTGTATTTGCAAAGTTAACAGATCCTACGCTAACCTCCCGTTGTGTCCCGTCCTGAATGCTAAAAAGGTCATATAGGCGTTTTTTTAATGCAGAAATAGTACCAGATAATACAGATCCTCCCTTTGCAAACTGTTGAGCAATTCCTGATGATGTTAAAGAAAAATCAACAGATCCTCCTTCTTTGAATGCGGGTACAGCCTGCTTCGCCAAAGAAACTGGAAATGATCCGTTGTTTACCATTTCCATAAAATTACGTCCATATTTCCTTACTGCATCCACAGTGTGGACAAATTCGCCTTTCATGAGCATTGCTGGAACATCATCCCGAAGCCCAGATCCAGCGGATATAAACCTTTTTGTTAATCTACGAAAAACAGAACCACCTTCAGCAAAAAATCCAACTTCTCCTCCCCCAGCTTTCTTCTCTACTGTTTTTTTGATAGTTGTAACAGTTACTGTCTTATCTTTTAGGCTATCAATGGATGCTTTTAATTTTAGTACATCAGAAAGTCCTAGTACCTCAGTTATCACTTTTACAGTTTTATTTATTAACGAATCTATCAATTGGTTTAATTTGACTGTGTCATCCAAACCTGAAACATCAGTGATTACTTTTACATTTTTTGGCGTTTCCCCATTTAATGTAAGTATCCAGGTAAGCAATTCTTGAACATTATCTGCCCCAACTACAGAAGATGTAACCACTACTGTTTCCAATTCACTTAATAATTGAACCGAAGAGATAAGTGAATCTAACTCTTCTCTATCCACAACTACAGTTATTGAAGGATTCTCCATATCAGTAATTGCAGAATTTATCTTTTCTATGGAAGTGTCAACCCCCTCTGTATCCACCTGTACGGGTATAGAAATTTCTGTTGTAGCTTCTTTTTGTACTTCATCAATGTTTTCTAAAGCATCATTCGTATTTACCGTAATATCCATTTCAGAACTCGAAGAATTCTTTATTTTTTCTACGGTATCCGATGCTTCCAATATTTCTGAAGAATTTACAGGAATGGAAATTTCTTTTCCATTAATAGATATGGTATTTTCTTTTAGTTTCTCTATGGCAGCCAAAGGTTCTGTTTTTACTACATCTCCAAAAGCAGAGAATCCGGTAGACATTGTGTTAGCGGTGGTTATTACCTTTTCCCCAGTTGCTGTGGTGATAACAATAAATTGTTCAAGTTCATCCACAGCATTTTGGGTCATCTCCTGCATAGAAGAGGTAAATTTAGATGTACTATCATTTGCAACTTGCTTTGCTTTTTCGTCAACAATACCTAACTTTTCTAATGCTGTATCTGCCACAGTTGTCACAGATTTTAAATTTTCTTCAACATTGCTTGAAGATGTTCTCTTTTGATCTTCTTTGGCATTAGATTGAATAGAACTAGATTCCGTAACAGAAGATAATTCTTTTACTGAGCCCATTCGTTCGTTTAATTTGGCAATTTCCTTATCTAAGTTAGTCATTGCCTTTTGATGTCTCGCATCTTCCAAAGATATAGCTTTATTAAACGCTAATTCGGTAGCAGCCAATTTTTTTGTTTGCCACTCTTCTATATCTGCCAAATCACGTTCGTGTGCTTTGTCTGCGGCAGTAAGGGCTTTTTCAGCATCATTTTTAGCTTCCAGTCGCTTTTTCTCTACCTCTGCTATTGCTTCTATCTCCTTCTTCTCTAAAGCAAGGTTGTCTATAGTATTCTGAATAGCTGCATTATCTTTTAGGGCATCTTTAGAATCATATAATAATTCTTTGGCATCTTTAGCATCTTTTAAATTTTCAGCTAAATCTTGAACTTGTCCAATCATATCCTCTGCTTGTTTGGCAAGTTCTTGGTTTCCAGAAGCTTCAGCTTCTTGTTGTAATTCTTTTGCTTTAGCTAACTTTTCTCTTGCAGCTTTTTCATTGTCCAAATCTTTTTCAGATTCAGACATGCCCCTTTGATTTATCTTTCTGATTTTATCTTCAGTATCATTTTCAATACCTAAAAGGGCAGCCTGTAAATTGGCAGCATTTTCCGTTCGTTTTTTATTGAGTTTATCAAGATCTGATACCAATTTTTCATTGATATCTTCTATCTTGTCAGATAAACCTAGTTCAATTTTCTCTACAGTCTCGGCATACTTTCTATCTTTCTTTTCCCTCTTATCTACATAATCAGAATGAATTTTACTATTATCCTCAGCAAATTTATTCTCTAATCTATGAATTTTCTCTAAATTAGATTCAACAGAGGATTTTCTTGCCGCATCTTTTTTCTCCAAAGATTTAGCTATAGAAGCCATTTCAGAATTAAATTTTTCTGCAAAAGACTTTCTCTTTGCATAGTATGCCTTCTCTGCACTTAATAGATTCTCTTGTCTTTTTTCATATTCATCAGGATTTTGACCTTTATTTACTTGTGCCAAATAATCCTTAGCCGCAATATAGGCTTGTTCATAATATTTTAAAGAGACTTGTAATTTAGCAGCTTCTGCTTCTTCATGAGTCAAAACACCATTAGTTTCCGCAGTAGCAATTTTGGATAATGTAGATTCTTGCTCAACTGCTCTTTTATTATTTGCTTCCTCATACACTGCAATTTGGGCATCGGTTGTTTCTTTTGCGGATTGTTGAGCTATTTTTGCCACTAATTTGCTATTTTTAATTTCTGCATCTAGTCTATTCTTTAACACTGTACGTGCAGTGGCTGAATTTTTTTCTTCAATACTGTCCTCAACACTTTCCCAAATACTTTTAATTTTTTCAGATAATTCCAACTCTAAATCCCTTCTTTTTTCATTTAGAGCCTTTTTATTTGCATGTTCTTTTAAAGATGCCAATTCTATTTCTTTATAAAATTTGGAATATTCCTCCTCAATGATTTTTATTTGAACCTTGGTATTTGCCAATAAAACAGCAGGATCTGTGCTTTGCTGTAAAAGAGATTTTTGCTTTTCTTGAAAATCCCTTTCTGCTTCTGATAGATATTTTTCAAGTAATTCTGCTTTTCCCTTATATTTAGCCTCTAGCTCATTAACGTGATCTGTATATGCCTTTTCTGCAATTTGCAATTCTTTTATAGTTTGTGCCGCTGTATTTGATGCGTCCCCCTTTTTTACTTCCTCAGCTTCTTTCTCTAACTTACGCACAACTGCAAAAAACTCTTTATATGCTTCACGCTCATCCATTTTTGCGTTTATCTTCGCATTTCTAACCTTTTTGGCAGTATTTAATTCATCTATTAATTTTTTCTTGGCATCTTCCGACAGTTTCATTTGCTCCTTTTGCTCTACTGAAATTTTTCCTCCAGCTTTCTCAAAGGATGTAATTAATTCTTCAGTAGATTCGGTGGTGTCTTTTGCATCATTCCCCCATTTTTCTATTATACTTTTGCTGGATTCCTCATGTAATTTCTTCATCACAGCCAATTTAGCAACTGTTGCTTGAAGCTCATTTCCAACAATCCCATAACTTTTTGCTATTTTTTCAATATTTTCTATAGTATCATTTAGATCTATCTTTCCTTGTTCCTTCAACTCTTCAGATAATTTATTAGCACTATCATTAAGAATATTAAAAGACTCCACCAAATCCTTTTGTTGAGAAGTAAGATTTGACATATCCAAAGAATTAACAAATTCTCCAAATGCTTTGAAATCCACCTCACCTTTTCTTAAAGCTTTTGAAAAATTCATTGCTTTTATTATGTTAGCAGTGTATTTTTCAATATCTTTTTGAGATTTTTCTAATAATTTATTTCCCTTCTCAAATTCGCCATCCATCACAGCCCCTGCTTTGGCACCTAAACCTGAAATAGCAGTGCTGGCTTGTGCGGCAGCATCCTTGAACCAGTTTAGAAACTGGTTCATTCTTCCAGAAACAGCTGTGATATTTTTTCCTGCTTCGTTTGTTGATTCTATTAACTTTTGAAGTGTTAGCTTCTTTAATTCAGCATTATATTTTTTTAGAGCTTCCCCACCATCTAAAATCTCTCCGGTCAAGGGATCAATAGATGCAGCTGCCCTTTCTGCCTCATTTGATACATCAGAAATTCCTGAAGCTACTTCAAGAAGTTTGATGCGCAATTCTTTATTGGATGAAAGAAGTTCATCGGAACCCTCTTTCATATTAGCTGCTTTTACTTTATAATCTTGAATATAATTACTTAGGCTTCTATAACGATCAGCTAACTTAGCGGCTTCTTCAGAAGCCTCTTTTGCATGCCCTAAAGAAGAAAATGCGTATATTGCTCCAGCAGCAATAAGTCCCAATACTGCGACAATAGGACCTAAAGTCAAAGCTAAACTTGACACAGAAGCTTCAGAAGCTATCAATGCAGTTGTTGCAGATTGGATACCAGATATGAACCCACTAATAGTCGCCAATAAATTCAATGATTTAATAGCTGTAAAAGCTGTAACCAATCCATTTACAGCTACAATGGTCAATGTCATTTTACCAATAAATTGAACCAAAGCAGTATCGGTCAAAGCAGTGATTACATCTATTACTTTTCTTCCCACATCTACTATAATTCTCATAGCATCCGCTATTCCTAGATTTCCTATAGAAATAGCCAATAATCCAAACTTATCCTTTAGATTTTTAAAAGATACCCCTAAACCCTCCATCTGGGTGCTTGCCATTCTGGCAGCTGTGCCAGAATCCCGAACTGTTTGTAATAGACTTTCATACTGCCCCCCTGATTTGGATAATGCTAATACAGCTCCGGCCCCACGTTTTCCAAATATATCAAAAGCTGTTCCAGTGGAATTTACCACAAGACCAAGATTTTGTATTACCTCTTTCAAGCTTCTAGTCTGTGGATCAATATCCCCCATTGATAAGCCTGCATCTTTGACTGCATTCCGTAATTTTTCTGATGGTTTTACCAAAAGGGAAAACACGTTACGTAATCCGGTACCTATTGTACTTGCACGTAGCCCAGTATTAGCCAAAGTCATCATAGATGCACTTACTTCTTCAAAAGATATACCTGCATCCTTTGCAATCGGCCCCACATAATTGAAAGAAGTTCGTAACTTATCAATGGTAAGTTTGGACTTATTGACAGCATTTGCAAATACATCGGCCACTTTGCCAGATTCTGAAGCCTGAAAATTAAACACACGCATGGCTGTGGTTACTAAATCCACAGTTGATCCCATAGTGGATAAAGTACCAGTTGCTAAATCTGATACAGCCTGCATGGTTTCTACAGCTTCAGCAGCTGAAAATCCAGCTTGGCCTAAAGTTTTCATACCATCAGCAACTTCCTGAGCAGAAAATTTGGTAGTTCCTGCAACTTCCTTAATCTTTTCTCCCATCTGCGTTACTTCAAGTGCTGTAGCACCAGTAATAGCTTGCAAATCTTTTAAAGATTGATCATACAACTTTACCGCGTCAATAGTTCCATACACTGCTGACTTGATAGCCATAATAGCATCTGCAACTACTCGATACTCAAAATATGCCTGTATTCTATCACCAAAGCTTTTAGTAGACTTAGCTGCTTGTGCAACACTTACTTTATATCCATCTAAAGATTTTTTTGTTTTTTCTAAAGAAGATGCGATTTTATTTAGATTGTTGGCAAAAGAGGCAAAGCTTTTCAAGTACCCTGCCTTATCCAATAACCTAATAGCACTGTCTAAATCTTTAATTTTATTGATTACTCCGGCAAGATCCAATGATATTAGTTTTTTCAAACCAGATACCAATGTGGTAACACTTGGAAATTTTCTATTGGATAAAGAATCTAATGAAGTAGACAAACTTACTATGTTTGTACTTGTTTTGGATATATCTATTTTTGATATTGCTTCCAAACTAGAAACAAAATTTTTCAGAGAAGGAATTTTAATTCCTTTAAGAGAGGTAAGTGAATTTATCAAATTTTGGATAGAAGAAGGATCTACTTTCACCTTCTGCAAACTTGATAGGTCATCAGTAATTTTGGATAAATTACCAGAATTTATTTTTGATAATTTTTTTAGATCATTTGCAACCTGAGAAATTGCTTTAGGAGCTTTTAAAGATCCAAATTTTCTCTTTAATTGAAATATAGTATCAGATACTACATTAACAGCCTCACTGATACTAGAAAACCCCTCAGCAAGTGCTTTTAATTGCGCAGGAGAAGTTCCAGTTACATTAAGTTTTATATTTACACTTCTCTCTGCCATTATATTACCTCAAAATTGTAACCTTATGTATCACTCTTTACTTTCTTCTTATCTGCCATTTGCCCAATGTTTTAACCTTTTCCAACCATCTTGAATTTCCTTCATTTCTATCTCTTTTTCATTTCTTTCCTCTTTATTTACCTCCACCATAATCTTTTTCATTTGTTTGGAAATTATTTCCAATTGTTCGGGCGTGACTTCTGATACACTTATTCTTATCTCCACTTGTTCGTTCATTACTATACCTTCTAAAATAGTTTTAATTTCTTCATGAACTTCATTATACAATAAACTCTTGACAAATGAGCTGTATTTACCAAGAGTTTATCCCTGTGAGATTAACCTTTCCCACTTTCCTATTCACAACCCGCTCATACGCGCTTTTAACCTTCTCCAACTATCTTGAACTTCGTCAACTGTTGGTTCTTTTGGCTTTGTACTTCCCTTACTTATTTTTTCCAACACTTCTTGTAGTCCTTTATATTGTAGATTGTGGGACATCCACATATATTGAAGGTTTTCAGCACGTTTTTCCTTTTCCATTTCCAGAATGGTGCTCAAAAACCCCCCTATTTCTGCCAGAGAATACTCTTGAATGCTTAGCCAAGAATGCCCATGCTCAATTAATTTTTGAGCGGCTCTGTAGATTTGTCCTTCTCCTCCAGCTGAAGGCCCAGTCTCTTCACTAAGCTTTTGAAGTTTCCCACCAAAGCATCCTTACTTTTCATATTTACTTCAACCACTTTATCCAGGATCTGAAGAATAATATCCAAAGGCAATTGTCCCAAATCTGCTAACTCAATATTAGAGGCTTCTGACAGTATCTCTGGAGCATTTATCATTATAATTTCGGCAAGGGCTACAAATTTCTCCGGGGATTGAAAATTATCCCAAGTAACTTCTTGCTCTTCAAAAATTTTGAGAAGCCCTTTTACTTGCTTTATAATGCCAGCTAACTTCATAAATCCCAAAGGACGAATCATAACTGATTGATTTCCAATTGGCATGGATTCCCCTGGGAGAAGCTCATTAAAATCAACGTTGAGACTTTGTTTTTCATTCATATTCATATTTCTCTCCATGCTTATGTGCGAGATTACTCGCACATAAGCTCAAAAATTTAATCCATTATGATATATCCATATGGACTATTTGGATGATTAACCTCATCTTTCAACACTTCCCCAGTAAAACTAAGGGTAGACCAATCATCCCCAATTAGAGCAGTATCTCCGGCAGGAGTTAGGGATACTTTCCAAAACCCTACTTCTTGATTATTGCCTGCTGGGTTATCAGATACAAATCGAATGCGACCCTCAATTTGTGTATCTTTAAACAATTGAATCTCAGAATACGCTGCAAACGCATACTCATAAAACACATACACTGTTGATCCATCAGGAATTGTGGTAGTGTTTGGAAATCTAATTCTTCCTATTTTGTCATCTTTCAAGGAAGTGTCAATAACGTAATCAACTCCAGCAGTGTATGCTGTAGCTCCAGACGGATCTGCTTGATCAAGTACGGCAATAACGGGAGTAGTGGAAAGTTCTACTTCCCCTGATGTTGAATTTACCTCAGCGCTGCCTGCGACTGAACCAGTCAAAGTTTCATCATCAACAAAACCAGCACTAATCAAGGCAATAGTGAGTGTTCCTGATGTAGCATCTCCAGTTACAGCCAAGACAATTCCTGCCCCAGTCGCTCCAGAGACAATTTCTCCCGGCACGAAAGCCACATTATCTGCGGCAGAATCATCGTAGGGGAGAGAATACACCTTTCCAATTCCTCTATGTGCAAGATCTGTACGTTTACCAACAAATGCAGTAATAGCTTCGGCAGATTCAGTTCCACTCCCGGCAGAAATTTCGTTTATTTCTCCTAATGTAAGAAGAGAAACGTTTTGCACGTTAATTTCATCCAAAGTGAATGCTAATGATGGGGTAATCTGTCGTGTAATTTCCTTATCCTTGGCAGAAAGGCCGCCTCTGGAACTATAGTGTTCCAATTTCTCAATTGCAATTGAGAAAGAAAATGTCGGAGCATTGCCAAGATCAAGCTCCCCTGTGTGCAGCCCTGTTGTAGGACTAAGTCTATCAAAGTAAGGAACCCCCTTACCAAGGGTGTAATTTTCCGGGCTGGGTGACATATTCGTAGCCATGATGTATTTTCCTCTTTAAAATCCTTTATCAGTGTAAATGAGATCCAAAACAAGTCTCATACCAATGGCCCCCGGTAATTGATACCCTAAAGGCCCTTCTGTGCGATTCTCTGAAATAAATGAAGTTTCAAACAAAACTGGATCAATTACATTTTCTCCCTCCCCTGTAAACACGGTTTTCCTAGTGTTTAAGAATAAATCCCAAACAGCATTCCTGTTTAAATCGACTATCTCCAAAGATATTTCCAATCTTCTCGTACAAGGATAGATCAATTTTCCTCTGGAATTGGGCTTTACTGGTATATCTGTTCCCTCGGAAAGAAAAACAGCAGGCAACATCTCCTCTCGTAGCGGCGGAGTGGGAGTATACTTAAAAGAGGATAATCCTAATTCAACTCGTTTACCTTTAACCCTATTGTACAAAGCTGTTACTGCACCTTTTCTTTGTAACATACCTAAAGCTTCCTTATAATAACATCTGCAATGGTGTTCGCTATTCTATCCAATCTTTGTTGGTTATCCAAGAGAGTTGGTCCCACTGCTCCCCCTACTGTATTGGAAAATCCTGGTTCTAATCCACCTGCCCAAACTTTGCCCTCAGAAATTCCCAATTTTCCAGAATCAGAAGATCCCTCAAAATACCAAGGTGCTTCTCCAGGGGTAGCTCCGAACTCCATGAATATTCCATAATCATCTGTATCGTTAAATACTGTATAAGATGCTATAATATTTCCAGGCAAATAATTGGATCTTTTTACTTTCCAATTGCCCGCATACTCCCCAGTATCAATTGGAGATCGTTCCTGAAATTCTCTGGACAAATCATTGCTTTCAGCAAATAGAACATTACGGATAGCCGGTCTTATTGTTTCCGCTGCACGGGAAAAAATGGATACTATATCCTCCAATTTAGCCATTACTTAATATCTCTCAATAAAAAGATGTATGCTACATTTAGTGGATCAGTATCAAACGCCACAATAGTGAACCTTCTTCCCTCTACATCCATAATGTTATTTGCGTTGACCACTTCCGGTAAATCTTTACTGGGAACAATACCTAGTGTATCTGTGGGCTGAATAAGCTTAACAAAAGATGGGGGATTCATATCCCCCTGTTTGTAATTATCAAAAATTAGCCGCACATTTTCATGGGATGTCTCCACAATAGGATCAAACCCATTATCATCCATCGTAATATATACGGCCTGATGTACTGCTGATTTTAACACAGTGAACAGTGTTTCAATGCCTGCATTAAATACTGATTGTAAATCCATTATGCTCTGTTCAACCTCACAACGCCAAGCATCCCTCTGATATACAGATCTGATACAATATTTTTGACATGATCAGGAATGATTTTAATAGAAGTAGAATCAGCATCTCCATTATCTGCTTTTATCATCAAAGAGCCTGCCTTTATCTGTTCGATTCCCGCCAATGGATTATCAGCAACTCTATCTATGGATAAAGAAACAAGGGAAAGTTCAAATACAGCTATTTTTACTTCACTTGGAATAATGGCACTATCCACTTCTGTTCCATCTGGACGAACTACTTCTGTTCGCGGCCATTGCATAGCCTGACTTTCCGTAGCTTTGTATCCTTTCCAAGGCAAATACCAATCCAACATCCTTGATCCCATAATTAATGCCGCTGCCTGCTCCTCTGAAGCATCCCAGGCACTTGTGTGTAACCTATCTTCAAAGTAAATATTAGCTTCAGCAATGGTGGGGTATGAATTGGTATTTGTGCCCCCTACAGTCGCGATAAGTGCCATTTTATGTCCTCAAAAGATCACTTTTTGGTAATCTTAGTTATTGATGGCTTCCTGCCTCGATTTGAAGTAGATTTTCCTCTGTTGCTTTGGCGAGTAGCTGGCTTCTTATCCATTTCATTCTCAGAAGAATCTTTTTCTGTATTGCCATCAGAAATAGATTCTTCTTCCACTTCCACAGACTCGTTTTTCATTTCAGAGATAGGGTCTGTACTCAAAGGGGTGTCCTCCTTTCCAAGGGCATCCCCAGAAGCTTCAATAGCTTCATTTTTGGTTTTACACCAGCCACATTTTTCCATTGCTGGGACCTGTTGCTTAGTCACAACAGCCTCAGCATCTCCTTTATACATATACATAGTTAATTACCTCCAGTTTATGCGCTTTCAGCCAGCAAAGTGGCTCTCCGAGGATCAAGCATAAATGCACCCAACAGCATATCAATAGACATAACTGTACTTTTTGTGTTGATATCGTAACCCTTCACAATTCGTAAAGAAATTCCGTTAGAGTACGCAACAGCAGCCACTTTATCCGCTGGTTTCTCCAACATTGGGGATGCCATCGCCAATGATCTACCATCAAAAATAGCCCCATGATATGTAAGATCCAAACCAGACCCAATTACAGTAATAGCCATATTATCAGGAATGGTTTCTGTGATTGGATCTACCAATTCAATAGAGGTTACTCCTGTAGCACTTGCAATCGTAGTTTTTACAATCACAGGTCTACGTACTCCTGCAATCATGAGCCTATCCCCTGCATTAAAAGAACCCGCAGCAGCATCAACAGTGAGTGCAGTTTGCCCAATCTGATTATCAGTATCAGTTGCATTATTGGTTACAGCCGTACCTGTTCCAGCAGTATGGGCAATTTCATTGGTTGGAAACCCAAGAGAAGAGTAAAACTCCATTCCCATAGCACCACCAAGAATACCCGTGCGCAAAGTACGCTCACCATCTCGCCCACGGATCTGTGATTGGTTAATCCAATCTTGTCCCAAAAGCACTGCCTCAGTGTCCACATCTACCAAGCAAAATCTGTCCATAGTCAACTGCTGAATAATGGCCGCTCTACGTGCTAAAGCAACATCAGCAGCAGTTGTAAACAAATTCGGAGATACGTACATACCAGCAGCCTGGGTAATTTTGCTGCCCAGATAAAGATCTATGGTTTCCCCAAATTTATAAATCGTCGGACGCAAAACTTGCTCAGAAAAGCTATCAAGCTCCAAAGTTTCTTCCCGTGCAGTCACTTCCACAGAAGTATCAAAATGCTTTTCGATCTTCAGACTTCTGGAAGATGTGGTAATACTTTGAGTAGATATACTGCCAGAAAACTCATCTACTGTGTACTCACCATGTGTACGAAAGGGTACTTCATCTCCCTTTTTCCATCCATTAGCGGTAGTGGTAAATTCACTGGTGATATCTCGGGTACACAAAGACCCAATGATAAGAGAATTTTCAAGATGCCGCAAAGCTTCTGCGGCAATGATGGAAGGATGTTGCCAGATATTCGCCATTTCATGACTCCTGTTTATATAATCTTGTGTTCACCGATCATATAAAAGGGGATCGGTGTTATTCATTGCTGAATTTCCCGACCCCCAAGGTCATGAGATGTTTCCCAGAAACATCAATTAAAGAAATTTTATCTATACCAAATAGTAATCTATATTGGTATGATTTGTCAAATAAAAATTATCCTTCTTCCCGCAATTTGCGAAAAGTAGCATGATCATTTCTATCTGCCGCCTCTTGTAGTGCCTGCATTTTGTCCCCTGGATCTCCAGTGCCTCCATAAGCCCCAGCACTTTTTGATTCGGGCCAATAGTGGGGGGATACTTTTTTCAGTCCGTTTATCCAATTTGTTGGAGTGAGCACTTTATCATCCTCTGTTTTACAAAGTTTTCCTTCATTGTCTCTGGCCTCAATCAACGTAGGGTCATTCTCTGCAACAGAAAAAACGGCACTTCCCCGCATAACCACATCGGATATTGCTTCGGGCCTCACTTTAGCTGCTATTGCTTGTTCCCGCAAAGCATCTTGTACTGTTTTGGTTTTGTACAATCCCTCAAAATTGGTGGCTTTTTCTGTAACTTCTTTGAGAGAGCTTTTTAACTCTGTAACCACAGCTTCATGATCAGAACGCATTACTGATATTCGACGGTCAAACAATTCTTCGATTTTGCCATCTTTAACCATTTGGGCATCTTCACTATTCTCCAAAAACTCCAAAGCCTCTTTGGCTTTATCCATATCAAAATCTGAGTATTTTTTCAGTTCTTCTTGGGTCTTTTTCTTTTCTCCCAAAAGTTCAGAGTTTTTGGCCTTTAGTCCACTTATTTGCTCATCCAATTCAATCTGGTGATCGCTTTTAATTTTTGCAATACTCTCTTCATAAAGAGCTTTTGCTTTTTCTCGTTGAGCCTCATCCGTGATGAAATCAAAATCCATTATACTTTCCTTTTATTAAAGTTGATCTTCAGTTCCTTCTGATTCCTTTACAGATTTATCAGACACTTTTATCTGTTCAGAAGGTGCTTTCTTGTTATTATTATTTTCAGAAGTATTTTCTCCTGAATTATCATCCTGCAATAATGATCTTACATCTTTATCATCATTTAACATTTGAACATAATCTTCAAAACCTACTGTTTGTTCCAGTAATCCTGATGCTACCAAATATCTATGAATTACTGTAAGTGGAACTACTCCTTGTCCAAAACCCTCATTCACAGCTTTGATAACTGCCGAATCTGGAATTCCATGAGATAATGAGGCTGGAGCATCCAAAACTATTTTATCCTCATCGTACCCACCCCACTTACACATTAATACAAGGCCTTGTTTGATAGCATTTAATGCCGCTAAATAAATAGAATATACTGACGCTGATTGAGTAGCTTGTCTAATCCTCAATGCTTCTGCGGCCTCCACACCTTTTCTGGAATCCAGAATAGCTACACCATGCCTAATAGCTTCCTCATACAGACTATCTATGTGCTCCTTGACATGGGTCAGTGCTGCTGTATCTGTAGTAGTATAAAAAACTCTGGAAGCCTCATTTGGAACAACAAAAAGTACAGATGACCCCACAACCGTTGGAATATCATCATCATTTGATGCTCCTGTTATTACCAAAGTAGGATTACAAGAAAGGAACTCTGAATTTGCAAGATCAGCTTCCTTTCTATATATTTGAATAGCACAATTAGCTACTGCTATTAATGGAATAGGTTGAATATCAAAACTATTGCTTATTGATCCTGCTACAATTAAAGGAATTTCTTCACAAGGATCTCCCAAAAATAAAGGTGCGGTCCTCATATCTACATACTCCTCTTTATCCCCAAATACTCTGGAAACATAGTTTCCATTTTCATCTAAAGAAAGAACCCGATAAATGTCTTGAACACTGTGAGAAAATATATCATCAGAATCAGGAATTTGCTCTTTAAGAACTCCCAAAGTCAAACTTTTTTCAGATTTTAAAATGGATGTTTTCCAATTTATAAAATCTTCAGCTTTATACTGCACAAACCTAAATTCATTCTTATCTTCAGCTACATCTACCAACAGCGGCACCCTTCCTGTTTGGAATATTTCGATAATAATATCTAAAAATAACTGCTGAATAGGCCGTCCATCTTTCGTAGCATCTTTTAGAATATATTCTAATTCTGATGGCACATTAAATTCAGGTAACTTGGAAATCACCACACCAAGGGCACCAGATAGAGCATAAGAAGTTACCAAAGAAAAATGTGCTCGTTCCAAATATGCATCATACGCATCAGCATATATCCCAGACATTCCTTTAGGTCTAGGCAAATAAACCTCAGTTTTTGCCTTAATAGCATCTTCTCCTAACACGCAATCCCTAATTCGTACCCAAGCTTTCTCATTTTTAGTATAATCAGGATGTTTTGTGCTAGCCGAATTCTTCTTTACATATTCTCCCATTACATTCCTACCTTTCTCTGCTGAATTCTTGTCAATTTCCTTGTCAATAGGTATCTCAAAGAATCCATAGCATGATCTTCAAGATCTGTATCTATATCCTCAATGTTTGTTGAATCTCTTTGCATTAAAGGAAGTGTACGAATATGATGGGCAGCAGAATCAAAAAAGTATAAATGAGGGTTTTCCAAATCTTTTCTCTTTGCAGCTCCCAGCATTTGGCGGATAACAGACCAACCTGACACCCTTGATCCCGGCCCTTTATGTGCCTTTGTCCATCTACACCCATGAGTAGATAATTCAGTTGCGATGCTTTTACCATCACGTACTTCCCAAATTTGAGTATCTGCTGGTCCTGCATGTACTCTAACACCATATTCTAAAAGCAATTGTTTATCTTTCCGATGTACCCTATCTGCAATTATAGAAGAAAGTGCTTGAGAGGGATCTCCCTGATTTGCAGTACCATTCCACCCGTACAATTCATCTGGAATAATAATAGAATTTTTTGGAATGTATGGAATACCATCAACATCAGGTTGTTCTCCATTACTCTCGAATCCGTAGGTAACAGCCCAAGGTTTTGATGATCCCCAATCAAAACTTCTGTATAGCCTCCATGATCTTGGAATTGGAAACCAAGGAATAATATGAATTTTTGGGTCCCAAACATCAGTAAAAAATCCCCCTATCAAAAGATCCCAAGATCCTTCGATCCAGGCCTTTCTCAACATAGGATTATCTTCTGTTAATGTATGAATTTTCGCCATATACAACGGATCAGCCTTGAGAATCGATTTGTTTTCAGAGAAGTAACTTTTGATGTGGGTTCTTGTGACCGTAAACTCCTTTTTTACTAAATCCCCATGTTCATCTGGAAATTCTACCTTCATTATCTCCCTATGAATTTTCCCCGCCTTGACAGTATCTATGAATCTTTCCTTTACCCATTGATGTCCTGGCCCACTAGGATTACATGTGGCTCTATATTTTTTTTGAATATTTGGGTTAGATGATCGATTACATGACATTAATTTTAGATAAACAGCAGGTAGTGGATGATTTGTAAGCTCCTCCCATCCTATCCACGGATATTCATGTCCATGATACTGTTCATAATCATCTAGCACCCTCGCATAATTCAACCATAAAGTTTCCCCATCTTCAAATGTCCAAATTTTCTTTGAATTGTTGTACTTAGCAGTTGGAAATATTTTAGGTATCCATTTTTTGCACTTTGATATAACATCCCCAAGTTCCGTTGTGGCTTCTCGCAATAGGAGGCCTTTATAATCTGGGCCATACCCCCTACCCACACCTTGGAGATAATCCATTATAAGTACATCCGTATTATGAGTAACCAAAAAATCTTTAGTTACAAACAATCTATTTGGATTATTTACAACTATACATATAGTTTGTTTCTTATCTTTTAATTTTACTATTGATGTAATAGTTCTAACCAATCTACCATGTGCATAATCAGCAAATGTGCAGCGTTCTTTCTTCCTTTTTAATGTGAATAATTCCGATTTTTTAGGAAATTGAATGTATAATGTGTATGCTAATTTCCCTGTTTTGACTTTTCCATCGTATGTGTAAGTTGGTGTTTTTTTAGAAATTGTAGCCCACCCTCCCAAAGAAAGGATTAGCTGTCTGGTATCTTTTGCTAAACTAGAACTGATTGTAGTAAAAGAACATCTCCCATCTTTATCAACAGTACCGTCTGAATCCATTAACCCTTGTAAGCATACCTTACGTTCCTTTACTGTTCCGCGTAAAATTCTTTCAGGAATGAATTTAGTAGAAGAATCTTTTCCTCTGAGCCCCAAAACATCTACTTGCTTGGCTATATGCGACTGCCTAGAAAATTTACATGAAAATAAATAATTTCTTCTTTTATCACGATAAGAAACAGCTCCCAATAATTCCAAAGTTTCTTTTATTTCTTTATCCGATACTGTGATTCTTGTTTCAAGATCCTTTATAGATCCATCTCCCAAAATTAATCCCAATACATATGGGTTAATCACAGTTTTCCAATTTTGTTGATATTTTATAGGATCATTACACGGTATTAGAGGATGCTTATGAGGATATTTTTTAAGAAGAGCGTACAAATCACCTGTTCTATGAATTGATCCGTAAAAATCTAAAGGCATATAATTTCTTACCGTTTTGCCTTTAGTTCTATTTGCTATTTTAGCAAACCACAAATGATCTTCATCACATTCAATTTTTGTTCCATCAGAGAATGTAAGTTCATACATTTGCTGTTTGTCCCTATGGTATACGGCAATGACAGATTGAGAAGATCCATCAGGGTTAGATATTACCGATCCCTTCTTCAATTCTCCGACAGTTGTCCATCCTCTAGGGGTTAATACTTTTTCAGAAGGGAGTAACCCCTTTCCCCCACCCCGGTTACCGTGTAAAAGACATTCCCAGGCTGGACATGTTAAAAATTTTACCTGAGCCCCAGGATATGGTTCCCATATAACTTTTGGCTTAATCATTTAATTGTTCCAGATCTGATTCCGTGATTACTCCAGAATAGGTATTTACCCTGGGAAGACCATCTATAATTTCCAAATTCCCATTAAGTCGCAACAAATTATTTTTATTCGTTACCCTAGATCCAAAAGAAGGATCTGGATTTTTCCAAGCTTTTTTCATCCCAATACTCATTTTTTTAATATGTTCTTTCCTTTTTTCTTCACTTACTGTTTTCCAATAATTCAAGGATGTTTTTCTCAAAACTTCAGCGCGTTTTTTCCTTAATTTTGGATTATTTTTGTATGTTTCTTTCTTTGCAGCTGAGCATTTCTTAGAAAATTCTTTTTTTTGCTCCTTTGTTCTATTTTTCCAATATCTGCGCATACGTACAGATTGCATAGATATTTTTGGAAATTTTTTTAATCCATATTTTTTCAGAATTCTGTTCATTTTTACATAAGAATATGAAAAGGAGGACTGACAGAGGCATAAAACTGACTAGCTGCGTCAAATGCCAAGTTTAATCTATCATTTGCCGACAATGATAACTTTTCAGTTGAATGTAAGCTTCCTAAAGCACAATCGGAACCAGAACCTATGCTATAATAATCTTTTTTGGGCTTTATTATTTGAAAATTACCTTCCAAACAATACAGATTGCTTCGATATCCGATGAGAACACTCCAATTTTGGTTATGCTCTGCGTTGATATCCCAATAAGTAGATAATTCATCTTGAAAAGATGGCACAAATTCAGAAACTAGATATCCCATATCAGATTTGTGGTCTAATCTATTTGGAATTCTAAAACAATGTTCTAATACTTGCGCGACTCTGAGAACTCCTGCAACTCCAAACAAAAATTCTTCTTTCTGGAATACTTTTTGTGTGTCCAAAATATCCAAATAACTTCCATTTGTGGCTGCTGAATCTCCGCCCATTAGAATAGTATTATTATCTATTAATCCAATTATAACTGTCATACTATACCATTAATAGTTTTAAATAAGTACCCAATCGAAAATTACCATTTGATTTCCAAAATTGAGCTACCTCATGTGCATCAAGTCCAAGTTCAGATGCAGCATCCTCTTTGTGTCTTAGCCACCCTTTTAATCTTCCAAATTCCACATTAAAAATTTTTAAAAATCCTTGATCAAATTTTATATGTAAATTTCCATTAAAATGAGCACGAACCTCCATAAATGGGTTTCCATTACTCAACATGAACACTTCCGGCTTTCGTTGTTCCCAATTTCTGGTTTTAGAATCTTCTTCCAAGTTAACAGATACACCCATATTTCTGGCAGTTGTCATAATATCATTTAAAAAATCATGAGTGTGCTCTGCCATTTTATTTATGTATGTAGTTCTAAAAGGATCATGAGACTTTTGCAGTGTATTTTCAGGCCTACACACCACAATTCGATAATCCATAGATATGCCATAATGACTATGCTTTTCCTGCCAAGAAGTACTATTGAATCTCCACTCATCCAAATCAAATGTTTTTTGATTGGATTTATATGGTTTGATGGATGTGGCTGTAAGCAGTCCCTCCATCAAATCTATCACCTGGGAATCAAGCATACTCTGTACTTTTTTTAATACCCAAACAGTCACAGCTAAAGCATTCTCTTCAGTAAAATCTATGCTTATGGGCAGCGTTTTTAACAGATCCACTCTGTTTTTCTTTGTCAACCTTTGTTTTATTGGTTTATATTGCTTAAAAAATTCTGACCAATATTTTTTCTTTAATCTATTTAACTCTCCCAATAAAACCTTGCTCAAATTACTCTTTGAAAGACCTAATATCTGGTAAATATTATCGGGAAGATTATTAATTGCGGTGAATGATTCATGCAGTTGCTGCATTTCTCTATTATAGAGTTCCACAAGTGCTTGAATATAACTTCCACAAACAATTGCATGCTTCTGTACTGATTCGGTGAATGGTGGCTCTTCTTTTGATTCTTTAAAAGATCTTGAAAATGTTTTAGAATACCATAATTTAAACGCTGTAGAAGGATCAGCATTGTAAGTATATTGCCCATAATCTACAGGCCGCCTAATATGTGATCCTCGATTATCAAATCTAATAATTTCAACAACCGCTCTGGCTTTTCGTTCTCCAGAATCTACATTTGTGTTAAAATCAGCTTTTCCAATTACTTTATACGTAAGTTTTCTGTCCGCTAATGCTAATTTAATATTTTTGTTATTCCTCCATCTAGCAGGAATAACAAAATAAAGTAATTCAGATTCAGTTTCTCTAATTATTTTGGAAGCCCACTCTGAATATTCTGAATAGGGAGGGTTGCAAAATGTTACTGAGGCCCCTATATTTATTAAATTTGTACCAAAAAAGTCTGTTCCTATAGGAATAATATCTTTGTGCCAGCATTCACGTAATATAGAGCTTTTTTCCACTCCATATTTTATTCCTTTAGGACATAAAGAGGTGAGCGCACGGCCATCTCCTGCGCAAGGATCTAATAAGGAGAACTCCCGAATATAGAATTTCTCTAAATCTTTATGAATAACAGCAAGAATTGCTTTTGTGGTTGGGTACCACTCAAAATCTTCTTGAGCATTCTTTAATTTTTTAATTATGGGTCTTGATCGTTTCATATTCTATTCAATATCAATAATATCTGATTCCCATTCTTCTTCAGATACTTTATCCGGTACCTTTAAAACTCCATGAATATTCATATTGAGGCTTTTTGATTCCATTTTATCAGAATATCCAAGTTTATTACTGGTCAGAAACTTGTACAAAGCAGTATTGAAACTCCTATTTTCCAAATTTGCCTTTCCTTGTTCAAGCCACCATGCTTCATGAAGAGCTTTTCCAATTTCATAGGCCTCATTGAAAATAACATACCTTTCAGCCCAATTATGAAGAGTTTCAACAGAGACTTTGAATTCTGCGGCTATTTCTACTTCAGAAAATCCTCTTTTAGCAAAATGAATGTATAAGATTGGATGCGTTTCAGGATTATATTTTGATCGTTTCCCAATAATAAGGGCTGCTTCAGATTCATTTACCAAATTTTCTTTTATGATTGGATTTCCACCATGTTTTTTACATAAAGTCCCCTTTCCAACAGCATAGGATGAACATTGTAAGCCATCCTCTAAAATATACGCACACCGCTGTTTTTTATATCTCTTTATCCGTTTTCGTTTTGGAGTAAGATTAAGTGATTCAGATTTGGATTCTGAATTTTTTTTCTTAATTTTTCTTCGTAAAGTACGTTTCATAATAAAAAAAGTGAATTAAATTCCCAAAGATATCTTTTGGTATCTTTTATAATCTTCTTTTTCTAAAATATCCTGTAACATTCGTTCCGCCACATACTCAGATAGTCCTTTTGCTGATTGTCCCTCCCAAGAATTGATACAAGTATAGATAAAATCAGAAATTATATCCTTGTATGGAGTTTTTACATCATCTTCTGTGGTTAAAGTCAACCATAGTGCTACTACGCTTCTACGAATAGAGAGGGATGTAGAGGAACCTAAAATTCTTATTGGAAAACGTAGTGAATTATTCAATTTTTCTTTACGCACTTTGCGTTTTTTATATACTTTGCGCTTCATATTTACAGGAAATTACATAATATTATTTGATTGTGAATACTCTTACCATTTATAAATCATAATGATAACTCATGTCAAGAAGAAAAATCAGAATTATACTACACGTATTTTCCAAAAAATTTTAGACTTCAGCATGCTGTAAATAGGGGCGGGGTATTTTATAGAAAATATGGTGAAGCATAAGAACATAAAAATAACACACAGGGTCTAAAAAATGGATATGGAGAAAAGGGTGCCCCCGGCCCTTCTGAGAAAGGGGGTCCAAAAATGATATTGGTTATTAATAGATTGTAGGAATAATTGCCAATACTTTTTATGCATTTTGTGTGCCTATTTGGATATTGCACAGAATTTATTTTCCAATACATTTTCCGTGCCATCTTTGGACTAAATTTTTATGCTAAATTTTTATTCTTAGGCTATGCGCTGTAACAATCAGCAATGATCCTATAACCGAGAGCAGACAGAGGGGAGATTCAGTCTTGTGAATGTGCCTCTTACCCTGGGAGTCATACGCTGAACACTATATACTGTTATTGTGTAGTTTTTATCTGTCTTGATATCCTCACAGCAATTTGTACCCGCTTTTATACCCACTTTGTGCAGATGTGTTGAATCTTGTCTTGTTTTATCTTGTGCATTCTTCTTATATTCTATCCTATTTGATATTGTTTATTCTTATTTGTTATATACAATAATCAATATCATCTAGTAATCTGCGTTTTGATGTTTTCAAAAAATTCTTAATAGTAATTTTTATGGAATAATAAAATTTCTTTGGAAAGTATAGTGATTAATATTTTCTTATCCAAAGAAATTCTTTGGATATTTTGTAGTACGATTGTGTCATGTAGAAATGATCGCCAGGGTTGCAATGGGGAAATCAAGATGTGAAATTGTATTGGATAATGAAAACTCTTACTACCTAATAGGAATTTTGAATATGCGCGATGTAGTAATATTGTGTCAATAATGAGGCAAAATACAGAAAATTAATACAATGTGTGTATTGTGACGGGTGAAAGCGGCCAGTCCTGAGCGGGAGCCTTTAAAGAACGTATTGAGTGTATTGAGCGTATTGAATATATATCAAAAGAATATTCTCTATTAATATTCCTTTCACGCTTAAAGAATACAGTATTCAATATGCAGCCTACAATCTACAGCCTGCAATCTATTATACTGTACTGCTCTATAATCTACATGCAATATTATAGAAGGCTGTAAAGGGTGTTTTAAGCTATTCACTGTTATGTATGATGTATTATATAGGGAATATTCTTTTAAGGGAAAATAGAGGGTATTCTGTGTGTTTTATTTTTGAGAAGTTTTTCTTCAGTTGCTGAGTTATTACCGGAAAATTTTTATTTTACTGATTTATAAATCTATGAGTGATTGCCGAAAAAATCTAAATAAAAATAAGTATTGTTGTTTTATGTGTATTCTTGAATATATTAAATTGAAATTATAGTAATAAAATTAAATATTTTTGATTGATAAAAATTACTATAATTTTGTG